CAGACGACCCATACAATGCGCGGTTTCCGCGAAATCCGTTTTCCTGCCCCTTTCTTTTGCGTGTTCATTCGGCTCCCTTGCTTACTTTCCTAGCCGCCCTAAACTTCTCGTGCAATGCCAATAGCTTCTCTGGCGTGATGCCGGGCACGTCCGTGTACTTCTCGAAACTAATAAGCTCGTCTTTCATGAGCGCGGAACCGAGATCGTAGGCCGCCGGATATTGCGCTAAATACTCGCTCCGCGTTAATTCGGTCTGGACATCAAATGAGACAACCTTCGGCTCTACGGCGCAAAAGAATCCGCTAGAGAAATCCGTAGCGTTCCAGTAGCCGGTGTTACCGTTGCCGGTGTTACCGTCGCCGGTGTTCCTGTTGCCGGTGTTACCGTTGCCGGTGTTACCGTAGCCGGTGTTCCTGTTGCCGGTGTTACCGTTGCCGGTGTTACCGTCGCCGGTGTTCCAGTTGCCGGTGTTCCTGTTGCCGGTGTTACCGTAGCCGGTGTTCCTGTTGCCGGTGTTCCTGTCGCCGGTGTTACCGTCGCCGGTGTTCCAGTTGCCGGTGTTCCTGTTGCCGGTGTTCCTGTCGCCGGTGTTCCTGTTGCCGGTGTTCCAGTTGCCGGTGTTACCGTCGCCGGTGTTCCTGTTGCCGGTGTTACCGTTGCCGGTGTTCCAGTAGCCGGTGTTCCTGTTGCCGGTGTTACCGTTGCCGGTGTTCCAGTAGCCGGTGTTCCAGTTGCCGGTGTTCCAGTAGCCGGTGTTACCGTCGCCGGTGTTCCTGTTGCCGGTGTTCCTGTTGCCGGTGTTACCGTCGCCGGTGTTCCTGTTGCCGGTGTTCCTGTTGCCGCCCGGCGTGATCTCTCGCGTTAGTTTAATGCGCTTGCAAACTCGTTTATTTTCAGCGCCCGGCTCAACTGGCGTATCTAGCACCTCATCCGCTTCGACTTCAAATATCCGCGTGCCCGGCTTGCTATAGAAACTCCACGGGCCAGAAGGCTGGTCGCAAAAATGGAACCCGGCTTCGCACATGATTAGATTGCCATCATGCTCGTGCCACTTGCCAAGTTCAAACTGATAGCCTCGGCACTGCATGTTTTTGTCAGTCGCTTTATATCCCTTCATTCCCCCTCCTCAAGTTTGTCGGCTAACTCCGCAAACGCAAGACAAAGGCTCGCTGGATCGCGAAGACACGTCCATCTCAGCGCCCGCACCAGCCGCTTGCGCTCTGCCCTAACCTCGGCAATCGCAAAGTCTTTTGCCCGCATTTCGGCTCCTTGGCATTTGGCTTCCTTTTTCGTGGCGTCAGGTAAATGGTCAGGCGGCATCAGAACGTGGTTGCCGTACCTATCAAGAAGAACTTGATTCCAGAACTTCAGCCGATCTCTTTCGCTCTCAACAAGAGCTTCCGTTAGCGCCTCCCGTAGTGTTTTCATTTTGTCCCCTTATCCAATTTGTAAATTATCCGGATTACATGCTTGAGATGTAGCTCCGTCCCATCCTAAATGAGAAACATTTGAATCAAATCTAACAAAAACATATTTTTCATTAATGCTACTTATAGTTCCCCATTCACAATCTTTATGATTTCTATCACCATGTGCGTGATTGGGAATATAAAGTACTCTTTTACCCGGAGTAAACATTATCATCTTATTCATAACTCATCCTCTAATATCGAGAAGTATTTGCATGAATAGCGAAGCACATAACCAACCAAGTGTAAATATATTTGCTTTATGCCCGGCTCGCACGAATGGTAAATTCCAGAGTATGCAGATAATTAATATTAGATAACTCATTCTACACACCCATTTCATCAAGTTTCTGTAAAATTTCTGGATAATAATTTCTGATTGTTTGTTTCAGTGTATCTCTATATTCTCCCATCGGCAGTTTCTTTTCAGAAATTAGAGAATCAACATGATTGTACATTGCAGTGTGTTGAGTTCCTGATTTGGACAGAATGTATTCTAGTACTGCATATGCACAATCTTCCTCAAAACAATAGTAATTATTGAATTTTGCTCCGACAAATCCGTTATTCAAACAATAAGCGGGCAAATTCTTTTCTGCTTTTCTTTTACTAATCATGTATCCGCCATGACCAGCAGTAGTTACCCAGTAAATTCCGGAATCAATTTTTTTGACTGTTTGTGATTTTCCCCAGAGTGTATTCATTTTGTCCTCTCTCAATTATTTAATTTTAAGATTTTATTAATTCTTAACAGCAGCTTTTTCTGCTGTGCCTGAAATTCAAACATTTCTTTATCTGTCCATTCTGTCATATCTATGTAACTCGGACTTTCCTCGCAAGCATAATTCTGCACAATAGCAAGTGCCCAACTGATAGAATCTTTTGCAACTTGTCTCGGCGTGAGTTTTTTGTTTGTTTCGATATTTCGTATCATTTTGTCCTCTCTCAAGCAATACCATTCTGTGTCTTCGGATTCTCATTCGTGAATTCAAGTTCTACGTTGATTTTGTATCCTTTGTCGTGGGCAGTTATGCAAGCTAAACTCTCTAACAAAACGACAAGATTGCTGCCAGAAGTGAATTCTTGATAGCTACCATGTTCTCCCCGAAGAACGAAATATCTTTCGTTTCTCTCTGCGTCGAATTTTTCAGTCAATCTCAATTTCATTTTGTCCTCTCTCAAAAAGTTTCACTCTCAACTGACAAGATAATAATAACACTAAAAAACGATTAGTGTCAATTAAAAAGAGAAATTATTTGATTAATGATTACAGTGACTTATAGCTAACTTTCGTAAAAGACTTAGCTATATTAAGTAAATCGCGCATTTTCATTGCGATTTTGTACACAGGCACTATTGATTTTGGCTCTAGATATCTTAAAGCATATAACTGGTGATGACTATCAAGTATATAATTGTCGCTTGATATTAGAAATGGTTTAATTTTTGACTTGTTTTCTATCTTCTTCAGTATTTTTTCTGGATCAACTTTGTTCTGAGTAGGCAGTAAATCTGATATCTTCAAGAAATCTTTCTTTACTGTAATCTTTCTTTCTTTGATGTAATTTAAAAATTCTGGTATATCTTCTGATTTAATCTGTGGCATAACAGATCTTTCCATGCCAATGTCACTACCAGTATTAAATTCTAGAAACGTTTTCATTGAATTTATTTATTCTTTATGATATAAGATATAAATAGAATTATGCACACTGATTTTTCACACATTCAGTTTTTCTGTTCACCCCCGTGGTGTAACTAATATTCCCCTACAATTTTTTTGAGTAGATATTGCCCCGTTAGCCAAGCAGGTTAAGGCATTGGATTGCAAACCCAACACCGGAAGTTCGATTCTTTCACGGGGCTCCATCTAGGTGTAGCAAAGCCTGGTATTGCGTTCCGTTTGGGGCGGAAAGATCGTGGGTTCGAATCCCACCACCTAGACCATTTCATCCAATAAGATATCCAAATGTTGTATTCGATTTGACATCAAATACAGTACCAGATTTACACTCAACACAAGAAAGTTTGCCACCAAAAACACAGCCAGTGTCTATACTGATTTTTTTATCACCATCAAAACATACATTTTTAAATGGCGTATGTCCATGAACTATTGTATATTCAGAGAATGGAGATTCTGTCTGTAGAAACGGTTCTCTAATCCAGAGAAGATCTTCTGAATTCTGATTCTCTAAAGAATCAAATGGACTTAAGCCAGCATGTACAAAAATAAACTTGTCACATTGAATCCAATATTCAAGTGATTTAAAAAAGTTCAAGTGTTCTTTTAATTGTTCATTAGCGGCTCTGTTTTTAAGTTGATAGATGAATCTGTCGAATCCTTGTTGCTCATAGCTTTTAACTGTTTCGTTGCCGCCGTTCTGAAACCAGTATTCGCCAAATTGACCGCCGTATCCAAGATAACTAAGCATCATATCTTCATGATTGCCGCGAAGAAATACTGTGTTTGGATATTCTTTTTTTAGTTCAATTAAATATTCAATGATTTTGTATGAATCTGGTCCACGATCAATGTAATCTCCAATAAAAATAAGTTGATCTAGATCTTTATCTAATCCGTTATTTTTCAACTGTTGCATTAATAGCAACAGTTCATTGTAGCAGCCGTGTATATCACCGATAGCATAGAGATTTCTTTTTGGGAAACTGATTTGTTGAATGTTCATTTGTTTAAGATTAATTCGTATACTGCATTGCCGCAGTCATAAATGCGATAATAGCCATTATTCTGCATATTCTGTTCTTCAGTTAAATTTTCATTATACTTATCAAGTTGATTCTTTAATTTATGCTTCTGGAAATTCAATCTTGAGAGAATTTTACTTCCGCAACAGTAGAAATAATTTGGTTCTGTATTGCCTTTAAATGTGAATCCCAGCTTTGAATATACATTTCCATTGGAATATCTTCTGTTTGCATATGTAATAATGCTTTTTGGTTGATAGGTTTCAATGAAAAATTTTAACATTTTTGATGCGCCGCCTATGATTTGATGATTTAACTTGCTACACAGTCTTATTATTTCCCATTCATAGTTTTTATTAAATCTAGATCTCGAAAAAGTCATAACAGATACTAGTTCATTATTTAATCTTAGTCCAACCTTTACTTTGGCATTACATTGTCCAGAAAGATGATTTTCTTCACAAAAAATTTTAACATCATTTTCTATTCCGACAGTACACTTTCTAGCGTAAATTTTTTCTATTAATCCAAGTTTACTTCGAATGATTGATTTCCAGATGTCTTTTTTATTCAGCCACTCAGAGTCAAATATATGAATGAGTTGAATGTTTTTTTCTTCACATTTTTTTGTTTTATTCAGATGATAATTCTTATCAATTGATCTTGAGTTGTGATAATATATTCCGTTGTACTCAATTGCAAGATTTTTGTTTAATATGACTATATCTAATTCTTGCGGAGCTATTATTTTTTTGTCATTTTTTATGACCTGACTTCCAAGACTTGTTATCCAGTCAGATAACTCACATTCTCCAGATGAAGTGCTCCTGGAATGAATTAGTGGTATTTTGTATTTTGCAAAAAAATCGTTTAAATATTCTTGTCCAATACCATATTTTTTTTGAATTTCGTGTTTTAATAATCCATTTACAATATAGTCGTTAGCTAATTGATTTTCAGTGATAGTATGTAATCTTTTTATTTTATTTTGTTCTTTTCTATTATCTTGTCCTGTTATGTGATATTTTCTAAACCACTGACTGACTGTTCTTTTACTTGCATTATAGATTTGTGCAATTTGTTTTTTTGTTTTTTTCTCTTCGAAATGAAGTCGAGTAAGATCTTCTTTTGTAACGTTTTTTGTTAATAGAGCATGTTGTGTTGTAGACACATTAAATTCTCTACATTTTTTTCTTACAAATTCTTTCGTAATACAAAATTCTTTACAGAGATGATTTATTGGTTTATTTTCTGTAATGAGTTTCTGTTCAAAGAAATGTTTATTAAACTGATTATAATAATCTTTAGATTTTCTCATTTTTTATTTTATATATGATACAATATGCGTTTATATATGTCAATAAAAAAGGGAAGCATTTTCAGCTTCCCTTATAACCTATTTAATGTAACCTATTGAATTTACTACATTAAATGTTGGACGCTAGTGAGACGATAATACTTGTTTGTATTAAACGTCAGTGCACCATACAGTGAACTTTGGTTACTCTGATCAGCAATCGCAAAAGGATTAGCAACAAGACCGTAACGAGTCTTGAAGGCAATCTTCGGCTGGAATGTGTCAGGATCTACTGCACGAACCATCTGGAGAGGAACGTAAGGACAATAGAATAAACCGGCATCAAACGGGGATGCGCCTTTATAACCAACACAATAATACTGACTATTATCGCTGTTTCCAGTAACAGGGGCATATGGATCAATATACACTTTGAAGCGACCATTAAGAACGCCAGCATATGTGTTGCCAGAAGCATCAACTGTTAGATTATCTTTAAGAGCAGAACCACAATCAAGAAGTCCAGCTATCGAAAGAGCAGAAGCAACATCAGAAGAAGTAATGATAACATTACCACGTCCCCTACGTGTGCTCACCGCAATACTGTTAGCATCGCGCTCGATCTGATACATCAGACCCTTGAAACGCTCGACTGACCAACGACCGTTGCTGTCAACGTCAAGATCAAAAATGCCAGCTGTTGTAGTATCAACTTCAGCGCCAGCAAGAGCGTTATTGCAGATTGTACGAATGACTTCGCGGTTAATCTCAGCAAGAATTTCTGTTGAAAGAATATTGCTTAACTCAGCTTCAGCATCAAGACCATGAACAGCCTTAAGATCCTGTTGCAGTTCGATTGAGTATTCAGATTTCAGCTGTCTTGTCTTAGCTGTCACTGTAACCTTGTCGATTGACAGTGCCATCTGAGCAATAGCAGCGGACTCACCAGTCACAGTGTCAATTCCATATCCAGCTCTGTAATAGTTGGCTGTTACACCAGCTGTACGTGCCGGAGATGTTCCGTACTGTGTTCCTGTTCCACCAAACTGAGTCTCAGCTTCGTTAAACAGTGCTTCGGCGCCCTGTGCAGAAGTAGAACCGGATGTGTAAGAAGGCGAAGTGTAGCGACTCTTCATGGCAAAGATAAGACCAGTAGGACCAGTCATGGGCTGCACGCCGCAAACATCAAACGCGATAAGATTCGGCATCGCTCTGCGCACTAACGCAATAAGAATGGGATCGTAAGAACCGATTGTTCCTGTTGAACCTAAGTTAGCACTATTAGTTGGAGCAGCTTCATTCAGAAGTCTAGCTTGTTCTCTAATATCTCTTTCTTGATTCTCAAGTAACTGAGCAGTTACGGCCCTGCGATAATTATCAGAAATCTTGGGAAGTGCGCTATTATCAAGCACTCTCTTCCATTTGGTTTCCATTTGTTCGTTCAGATACATTTGTTGTCTCCTTTGTAAACCTATAAACTTATTTATAAACAATTAATTTTTTACTGTTTTTTCAAGATAGTTAGCATAAACGTCCACATCTGTTTTGTTGCCAGACTGAGGAACATTCAAACCACCCTCAACAAGAGTTTCTCCTTTACCAGCTTTAACTGTATTGGGGAAATAACTTTCTTTCAAAACCTTCACGGAATTTGTAAAATGTTCTGTATTTTTGAACACAACTCCTTCCGCAAGAGCAGCAAGCTTTTCAGATTGTGTAGCAGTCAGTCCTTTTGAGAATTGACGTACAATTTCTTTTCTCTTGTTCACATTAAGCTGTTTGTACAGCTTAATATTTGTGTTAAGAGCTTCATTCAACTGAGATTCAGTCTTCTCAAGCTTCTTAGCTAACTTATCGGCAACATCGAATTTGCTTTCGGGCAGATTAATGTTGTGCTGTTCGCAAAGGGTTTTGAAAGCAGAAATAAACTCTTCAGTAATTTCGGTGCGAATTCCTCTTTCGACCGCAAGCTTGTTTTCTTTCATCCAATTTTCAGCAACATAAGTTAGATACTTATCTGCGTCTTTGGCAAACTTTTTGGTCAGTTTTTTGTCGATTTTCGCAATATTCTGATTATAATTTTCCTGAAGCTTCTTGACAATTTTTCTTACGTTCTTTTTGATTGCCGCTTCGAAAACTGTTTTAGCTTTTTTCTGGAATGAGTTCGAAAGTTTCTTTCCTACAAAGAGTGCGCGAATGTCTTCTTTGACATCAATCTTCTCGATCTCGGCATCTGTTTTCTTTTCAAGATCTTCAGCAGACTCTTCTTCAAGATCTTCATCGCCCTCTTCCTCTTCTTCCTCTTCAGAAACTTCTTTGTTCTGATTTGGTCCAAGCTTGGAAGCTATATCTCCCTTAGGATTCTCCTGATCAAGTTCACCTTCCTCGGTGACTTCTTCTTTGTCTTCAGGATTCTCACCTTCCTCGGTGACTTCTTCTTTGTCTTCTTCAGAATCATCTTCTTCAGTGAGCTTATCGTCCACGACAGCTGTGAAAGCTTTGTTTTGTGTCTCGATGTCGCCTTCTTCGTTGCCTTTATTTACAACGTCTTCCTCAGTGACTTCTTCTTTGTCTTTTTCAGAATCATCTTCTTCTGCGACTTCTTCTGAATCTTTCTCAGACTCATCTTCCTCAGTGACTTCTTCTTTGTCTTCTTCAGAATCATCTTCTTCGGTAACATTATCTTCGTCTTTCTTTTCCTCGTCCTCTTCATCAAGACCGGGAACGACATCAAGTTTCTCATCATCTTCGAGGTCAGCGCCCTCTGTGATGAATCGATACAATTTACTAGTTTTCTTTTTCATTGAAATCTCCTTGCGTTTTGTTTAGCTAAACAAACTGTTATGAATTTATTTATAACAATAATTACTTTCAGTTACAGTTTCGAAATCAAATCAGTAAATTGTCTAATGGCAATTTCTTCTAATTTTTTCAACTTCTTATTCTGTAATTCTTTCTTATAGTTTTCTATCTCTCTTGCTTTAAGAATTCCATTTTCAAAAATCCATTCTTTATTCTCTTGAATTCCTTGCACAAATGCTGCTGGCGCAGATGGATCTGCAACAATATCAGCAGCACTAGCTAAATAGAAATCTTCTTGTACCTCACTCAAATTACCTCTTTCTATTAAAGAACCTACACCACGAGACGAGACACCCAAACTTGCGCCCTCGTCAATTAAATTTTTAACTATTTTACCGTATGGTGTATCAAGTATTTTTGCTTTACCGATGAAATTATTTCCATCTTGATAAAGTTCTTTTATCATATGTGAAACTCTTTCGAGATTAATGATTGGTCCTTCTGGATGTCCTAGCTCACCAAATGCTCGATTTTTTAGAATATACTCATCTGTATATCTTTTAACTTCTCTCTGTAAGATTGAGATAGGATATATACGTTCGTTTTTATTTGGCTGTTCAGCTTGCATGAACACACCGGTGATATAGTAATTTTTACTACCGCCCTCAGCTTGTTCCTTTATAACTTTAATTTTCTCTACTACTTCTGTTATTAGTTTCATTTAAAATTCTCCCCCCACTGGATCTTGTCCAAAATCAGATGGTCCCCATTCAGAAGCACCTTGACCACTACCACCAGGAACATAGCCAAGAGTTGTTACTGAGAATCCATTTTTACGCATTTCCACAATAAGAGTGTATGCCATCTGAGCTACAAAGCCAGTTGTTGACACCATCAATCCGGGAACAGCTGTAATTGATCCTGTTACACTGGTGTCATTTATTAGAGCACCGCCCATTTCGGATAAATCTAGTAAAGATGTTCCGGCACCAAATGTTGCTATAATTCCTGTTGTGTCTGTTGATACTGATCCTGCCCACTTTAATTGGACTCTGGCCGAGGTTAGAAAGTAAGTTGAAACATTTGCCCAGATTTTAGTTATTTGCAAAGCAGATGCAGCATTTGTGACTGATGCTATAGTTCTGGTAGCTAAACAAGTGCTACTTGCATTTGTTGTAGATGCATCCAGTTTGAGAACGTTTGTTTCGTCCTCGGCGCCGTTTGCGATACCAACAAGTTTTATTACAAGTCTTTTTTGAGTTTCTACTAATTTTTGAAGTCTAACAGTGAATGCCATTTGAAATTATCCTTATTTTACTTGTTTCCATCCAAAATCTACTAGTTTCATAAAACTTGCGATGGACTTATTTAACATTTCTTTGAATTTTAACTGACTACTCTCGTTTTTAAGTGCTTTATATACAGTTAGCAGCATATTTGCTGTAACACCGTCAACTTCAAGATAACCATCTGAGAATTTAATTTTTTTACTTTGATGATCGTTAACAATTTTTTGAATGTCGGTAAAAACATCCTCACATAAATTTTGTTTAAACGATCTTAGTATACTCATCTTAAGTATTTATTTCCCAAACAAATTTCTAGAAATCTGAAGTTTTTTTTCTGAAATAGCTTTGATTATTTTTTCCTTCAGAATTGACGCAGCAGTTTGAGTTATTGCTTTTGCGTTTCTGTCTTTAATTTGATTGATCAGCTTCTCGTTCTTTGTCATTTTGTTTCCTTTTCTTTTTGTTATCACTTATGGATTCAATTTTAGTTTCTTCTTTTTTCTCTTCAGCTGGAATGTGTGTGATTATAATTCCAGATGCTTTACCGTGTCCAATTCCAAAACTTTCTGTTGACATATTATGAATTCGGAACGTATCCGCCTCCCTTTCCAGATTTTCCAGTTTCAGCCGGAACGCTTGTATTAATTAAAATTTTTGCGTTGGGAAATGTTGTTAGACTGGGAGTAGATACTTTTTTTGGTCCTGTACCATCTCCTATACCAAATGTTTCAACTGACATTTTTAATTCTCCTCTTCTTGATAAAATTTTTGAGAATCTTCGTGTTCCCACTTCTCTGGTTCATTCTCATATTTCTCACCTGGAATTTTTTCTTGTTCCCAGTCAGTCTCTTGTTCATATTTACTCGAATTGTCAATATATGACTGTGATTCTGGAGATTCTGTCTGAGAACCTTGAGTAATTTCTATATTATCTTGTTGAATAGTTTCAATATCTTCATCAGAAAGTTTCAGAATGTTCTTTCGTATATAATTTTCTGAGTAGTATTTAGGAACAAAATCGTTTAATTCTTTAGCTAAATCTACTCGATCTCGAATCATTTCCGATTCTTTCAGTTCTTCATAGAATGAATCTGAAATATATTGATAATAGATATTTTCCTTAACATTTTCCCACTCATCCTTTGTCAAAACTTTTTTCAGAATTAGTTGTCTTGAAAGAAGTTCATCAAAAAGCATATTAAATTTAGAGCGAAGTCTACCAATAAATTTGGCAAATTTCAGTTCATCTCTTGTGATGGATGATCCTTTGCCAAACGTAAACATAGAATCATTTTGCATTCTTGAAAGAGGAACGTTCAATGCGCGATATAATTTTCTCTGAAAATATTCAACGTCTTGTATTTCTCCAAGATTCTGACCGCCCGGAATAGTATCAATCTTTGTACTTTCTCTACCATCAGATCTTGGTAACCAGAAGTCTTCAGTCATCGTCATATATCGCTTGTCATTTCTGACTTCGCCTGTTGTCACATCATATGTAACTTTATTCTTGAATTTGTTCTTTATATTTTCAAGATATTGTTCAGCCTTTGATTTTGGCATTGTGCCGATATCAATATAAAATGCTCGTCTTTCGGGTGCCCTAGTTAATCTGTAAATAACCACTGCATCTTCAATCATGCGTAGTTGATTCCAAGCTTTATAAGCTTTTTGCAGATTAGATAAAACCATTTTCGAATATGTATCGATGATTCCTGAGTGAGAATAAATTATAACATCTGGACTGATTTTAATTCCAGTCTCGATTGTACTCCCATTATTAGAAACATTGCCAACAATTCCTCGCTCATTGTATATGAAATATTCACCCGCTTCTTCGAATACTTCTATGCCAGTTTCATTATCACGTTTTCTTTCAACTTCAGTGAATTTCTTTATTTGGCGAGGATCAATATATCTTAATTCTAATATTCCTTTGTCGGGATGTTCATTATCAATAATTGCATGATATATGTAACGACCATCGATGTACCAACGACGAAAGATATCATATGCAAAATTTCCGAAGTTCATTAATTTAAGACATGTCTCAAATTCATTTTGAATTTGATTTTTAATTTCATCGGATAATTCTACACTTTCTAAATTGAGAGATACTGGCTGATTATTTTTGTCGCCTATAATTGCTTCATTTACAATATCATCAATTGCAGAATCGCATTCTGGCTGCAATGACATTTCTCGATATCTGGTAATAAGTTCGAATTCATTTCGAGCCGTGCCATCGATATCAATATATGTACCATAAGCACTAGAACCTTCGACAATGACTGAGCCATCGTCATGAGTTTTGGGTACAAATGAAACTAAATTTTCTTTCTCTTTTTTAGGTATAATATACCCAAAGAGTCTATGCCAAAAAGCCATTATATATTACTCCGATTAAAGAGTTCTTGTGAAATAATCGTATGCGAATGTAGTCTGGAATGTTTCTATTGTATCTGGTGTATCCCAGGTTAATTCGATTTCACCAATACTCTTAGGGAATAATCCATGAAAAGTATATTGATAAATTGCTGCGCCCGTCTTGTCATATTGTGTAATAGTTGCATCAGCTTTATACGAAGATATCTCAGATGATGCACCGGAATTCCTGAGATTAGAAACTGGTCCTTGAATGGCATTTGACCATCGCTCCAGAGCAGCGCGAATTGCAAAATCTTCATCGTTGATTATTGTTACAACCCAATCTCCGTAGCTTCTGTCACCTGCAACTTTAAGCATTCTACCCATATAAGGAATGTTGAATTCACCTATAGTAGATGCTGGTAAAGAAGAAGCTTTACACATGAATGGACTATTGATTCCAAGATTTGTATCAAATGGGCTGTTTAACTGTACACTGAAAAGAGTAGGTCTAGCGCCGCCACCCACAAGCTTGGCGCGAATTGTGTCTATTGAAAATTCCATCTATTGTCTCCTAACTTATAAATTGAAGCAGTTACAATTATTTATGCAACTATTCTATTTATGAATAGGAGAATCTATGTGGGATTCAGATTACTTGAGATGTCCAGATGAATTTCTTATTACCACAGTTCCAGAGTCTTCGATATTTGTTAGCAAACATATTTTCAGCTTCAGATAGAGAATTATCAAATTTCATTAGAAAATCTTTGAGCTTATGTTTTTGAGTTTGATATCTAGATAACGTATTAAGATGTTTACACCAAACATAATTTGGTTTTGTATCGCCCACATAAGAGAATCCCATCTTTAGATAAGATTTTCCTGAGAATTTAGAAATATCGCAGTATGATATTAGTTTTTTATAATCTTGGGTTCGAATAAAATAAGCAAATAGTCTTTCGTTTCCACCAACAACAATCGTGTTGATTTTATTACACATTCTAGTTAATTCAATATCATTTTTATTGAATCTCGATTTTCCTATCGACATGCATTGAACTAACTCATTATTATTAAATAATCCCAGTGATTTTCCAATATTCGATGAGCCTCCCTGTATATGATTGTCTTCATAAAAAAGATTAGCTTCTTTTGTTGTTACTTCTCGTAGCTGTAACTTTCTGGCAAAATATTTTGTGTGATATACTCCTATTTTATTGAGAATGATAGATTTGACAATTTCTTTTTTGTTTTCCCATTCGTGTTCAAAAATATGAAGAAGAAACAAATTATTATCCTGACATTTTTTACTTCTGGTTAAATGTTTATTTTTTTGAGCAGAAGTTTCGAAATTATCATATGAATGCCAGTATATACCATTGCATTCAATTGCTAAATTCTTTTTTTCGATAAGTATATCTATTTCAAATCCTAAAGATCTATCTCTTCGTTTAATATCAATATATTTTTCTATAAACTCTGCAACCTCGTTTTCAAATCCAGAATTGTGATATTTAAGTTTAAGTTTTTTGTAGAATTTAGACCATAGAGTTGTATATTTTATACCAGTCTTTTTTGAGATCTCTCTAATACTTGACTTAGAATTCAATTGTTCTAATATATCTGGATTATTCAGAAGAGAATATATATCCTCTCCGTAAATATTTCTCAATTTCTTACTGTTCTTTGTATTTTGAGAAATCTTTTTTTTCACTGCCTCACTTTTTGCTGGATTGTCAACTCCATATCTTGTTAAGCATGTTATTTTTGCTTTTTCAGAATTGCAATAACTTTCATTGTTATATCTTTCTTTTTTGGTAATTTTAGATTTTTCTATAAATTCTTTACTTCCTATGAGTAAATTGCCATTATTAATTGTTGTTTCTTTTCTAATTTGAAATGTCTCTGGTAATACACATTTTTGTGAACACGTTCTCGAATAATTGTTCAAAGATCTGTAATATGTTAGTGGCGTTTTTTTACACACAGGGCACATTGGCAATTCTGTTATATTGTTTAACAGACAATGAATTCTTTCTATTAGATCTCGATCTTTTTCTAGAAAAGATGTGTGTAAAATGATTTCATTTTTGAGAGTTGCGTACTCTTTCTTTCTATTGTGCCACGGTGTTATTTTATTATTTTTATTAAGTAATGTTTTTTTGATCTCTTGTATTAAGTCGTTACGTTCCATTAATTTTAAAATTCAGTCAAAAAAATAGGGAGCAAAAAATCAATACTCCCTATTATATTTTATTTTTTAAAATAAGTCAATAGTTATTAGAAACTACCAACTATCTCTTCAAATGCCACCCCGGACCTAACTGCCACGAAATTAAGCTGGATATAATTAATTGATCTCGCGGGTTTGATATATATGTCGCCCCTGAATTCATTTCTATCAATAACTTCAGCTGTATTATTTGTTTCATCACAAACTACTCTGAAGTCATATATACCACGTCTACCCTGGACATCTCGCAGGAATGGTTCAACCATATTTCTGAAAGCATTTCTAGTGAATTCGTCATTAAATTCAAAGAGACTATACTTAGCAGCGGTTGCTATAGCTTTCTCAAGAACTATGAACAATCTGCGGACATTAATTCGATCAAACGCACTTGGTTTTGTGAGGTTTGTTTTATCTCCCCACAGAACAATACCCTGACCAGGAAATTGCACAACAGGATTCACTGAATTAACATACAGTGTGTCTCTCTGAGACTGATTAGGATTCCAAGCCAACTTAACTGCATTCTTGATTGAACCGCGGTTTAATCCGGCGGGACTCCACCAAGCATCTCTATCATAATCAGTACGCGCCATTAATCCAGCAATGTCTCCGTTGAGAGGAGTCCAGCGATAAACATCATTATATCTATCATACATTTGCTTCCAACCACTATCAACAATCAAATAAGAACTAACAGAAAGTGTATTTCTGAAAGTTACACAATTTGCAGTTTCATTTGGATAAGCATTTAGTACATCAGTTTTTGCTGGTGAACACGTAACAACACAGTCTTTTCTAACAGTAGCTATATTATCATTGACATAGTTAATAACAGTAGCATTTGCATTTGATGTCATAAGAATTGAAACATCAACTTCAGCGGCGTTGGCAAATTTCAACCAACCTCTAGCAAGATCTGCATTAGCAGCTGAGCCAGTTGTTGAGCCGTATCCGTCAACACCAGCACTCAGACAAGAAGTGATCGAAGCACCCGTTATAATTGGCAGTGCAACATGCGTGAACGTAGTAGCACTAAATGGAATGTTCCAGTTTGTGCCACCAGTAGGAATATTAGCCCATCTGATCCAGAGTGACTGATCATTAATTATATTCTTATAGAAATTTGTTTCGCCCGAATCTGTCTTAGCATCTGTTGCTTTAGAGACGAAGGCATATTTCTCAAGAACATAGTCTTGTGTTCCGGTGATTTTGCCAGTCTTGTCAACAACGATAATATGCATTTCATCATTTGTACAAGAATTGGCTGCGGCTTGCACAGAACTTCCCGGAGCTCCGGTGAAATATTGATAATATTGCCAGTTTACTTGAGCAACATGTGCGCTTGTAATACTCTGTGAAAATGCAGAAACGAGTGTTGCTTGTGTTGGACTTGCAACAGTATTAATTTGCCTTGATTCGCCCGTAATTGCGCCACCAGAAACAATTGTTACCCATGAACCAGGAGCCCATGTTGTAACAGCAGCGGGACCAGAACATGTAATTGAAGTTCCACCAGCTTGTACGCCAGTAATACTAGATTGCCATGCACTGGCACTTGGACAAATCGAAACTCGAATGCTGTTTCCTAGTGTGCCGGGATATCTTGCAATCCAATCGCCGCATGACGTCATAGCGACTGTTCCGGCATCGTAAACTTGATCGTTCTGTACTAAAACTGTTGTGCCGCTAGATGAAGCATTTTTTGCAGTAGATTCATTAACAACACGAACAACATTAAGATTTTTAGCATAGGCTAAAAAGCTGGCAGCTGTCATGAAGTATGGATACGTATCATCATTTGGCTTGCCGTAAAGATTTACCAAATCTGATTCTGAATTAATGAGTTGTATGACGTTGCAGGGTCCCCAAGCAAACTGACCAACGAGTCCACCGTTTGATGTGGATACAGCAGGTATTACAGTTGTGAGATCTACTTCCGAGACATTAACGCCGGGTGAAACAAGAAAAGCCATCGATATATCTCCTTATATTAAAACTTGTAGCTATAGTGCTATTAATATTTATGAAAATCACTATTTTAGAGAATTCTCTTATTTATTCAGATTCTTCGTTAGCCGGGACATCTCCGACAACTTCCCAGACTGCGCCGTCTTGTACAAATGTTTCCACTTCATCATCTTCAGAACCGTCAGAAAAGAATCCGAATAGAAGTCTCTCATCTTCTTCTTCTCGCTCTCTTTTTAGTTCTAACAATTTTTCTTTGAGATTTAAGTCAGTTAGATCTTTGAAAGCTTCTTGATGATATGCCCAACTGAATAGTACTAAATTCATGACAAGATCATCGTGATGTCCTTCATCAGCTTCAAAACTATTTTTCTTTGCAATAAATGTTGTTAATTCTGAAAGAATTTGATGATCATTGATAATCAATTGATTTCCTTCGATGATACTTTTTAAGTTTGAACATCCTATTGCCTTCACAGATTTTGAAGTGATAACCCCCATGTTGTGTTTGTTTGAATATCCAGCTCCTATGCGTAATAGTTGTTTTGCTTTCTGTGTCGTTGTTGTCAGCAAATTTTCATATTCAAGTTCTCTATGAAGTGTTAGTGCAATTTGTGAACCGATATCATTTACTTCAATTAGAACAAATGCTTCATTATACTGAATAGCACAGTTTCGGATAATTTCTGGGTACAAAATTGGTGATATTTTATTACTTCGATATACAGCAACAACCTCGTACGGAAATTGTGTAATGTCAATTAGGGTAAAAGTAGAATAGTCTTGTTCTTTTCCTTTGCCGCAGTCAACAGACATCATATATCTGTGACCGTATTCTGGATATTTGTAAATGTTCAAATTCTCTTTAGAAAGTATTGGACTACGAAAAGTTAACTGTGAAAGTTTTGTTCCAGAGATGAGTGTATCTTGAGATCCGAGAAATGCAACCTCAAATTCTTGACTAAACTGTCTTTCACCAATATTGGATAAAGTTTCTTTTGCCCACGCATCATCCCTGTCGGGTCTACATCTCCAAGTTGCTTGATATGTTTTATATGTATTTCTTCCCTCTTCAGCATCTATCCAGAAACGATGAAACAAGTTCATACCGTTTGGAGTAGAAACCATAACAACTTTAGTTCTCTTACCAGAAGATATCGTAGGATAAACAGATGTGAAAAATTCTTCTGCTATATTTTCTTGTACGAAAGCAAATTCGTCAAGCAACAAGCAATTGGAGATGAGAATATCATTCGCAAAAAAACTGTGAGTATCCTCAACTTCACAGAGATCATATACTAGACATGGTGTATTAAATTCTGTATATTTTCTAATCGTCGTTGATTTGGAATTGTGGATAATTACATCATCTGTTTTTGTTAGCTTATCTGCTCTTATTTTTTTATTATCATTTGTTATGAATCTATGATCTCTTGTACATCCGATTCTCTTTCCATCATTTAATTCAACTATTGCAAGATGATCTGATAGTGTTTCTCTTAATCCCGCAAAATCTTTGAATCCCTCGTTTGTTAGAATTTCATAGTCGGAGTTTTCGAAGAAATTGTTTATTTCTTGATCCATCGTCTTCTTCCTCTTATATATCCTTCGGGCGGCATCTCGTTTGCATGTAAACAAATTTCTTTATCCAATTTGTTATTATAGTAAAATTTTCCTCCCAAAATTCCATGAGATTTATTTTTACTCTTTTCTATGCCGTTAATAAATCCTTTTGTTTCTTGACCCGGAAAACATAGAATTTTTTCGTGTGTTTCTGGATTATAATAATATTTTTTACCGAAATTGAATGGAGTTTTTCCGAGTTTTGCCAATGACATACGTTCTTTGGAAATCTTACTTCTTTTCATTCCTCTGTGTTTATCTGCTGTCTTTGCAATTTTAACTGGATTTTTGTTTATTTTATTTATCCAATCTGTGGTCTTTTTATGTCCCAATAGACTCTTAGATATTTTTTCACAGAATTCTTTAGAACGTTTGAATCCGATCAGTTTTCCTTTATTTGCTTTAGATATTTTTTTTCTAGTTTCTTCTGATTGAATTCGACCTCTGTTTATTGCACTCAACTTTTTGCGAGTTTCATCGGAAACAATTCTATTCTTCATTATCTCAGATCTTGCTTTTCTGTATTCTTTTCTAACGATTTCATATATTCTCGATGTAATTCTGAGTTTTGTTTTTTGTCTACCTTTCATCATGCGCCAAGTGGCGTGTTGTAGAAGATATTTTTGTTTACCATGTGTAAATTTGGGCAACAACAGATGACATATAAAGTGTACTCGAATAGGAATATAAATCAAATTCGACGGATCATCTGTTCCGGAACAACATCTTGGTATTATGTGATGATATTCAGAATCGACGAATCGAGTGGTTTTCCCAAAATGTTCAATCAATCTGTAGTATAATTTGTAATATTTATTGTTAGTTACTATCATATTTCAATTCTTCTAATCTCTATTTAGAAGAATTTACTTTTGTGTTGATAAGTCTCTGTTTTAATTCGCCTATTGTTATTCTTTCTATCTTTCCAGTCTTCTTGTTTTTGACGGTGACTTCAGAATCCTCTATGATGCACGAAAACGTTCCACCACGAGCAGCTGTTGATGATGTTGAGTTAGCAATACAAGTTGAACCATTCTCCAATTCTATTGAACTTTTGTTCCATTCAACTACTCCTTGTTGAAGCCACTTCGGAAGATGCTCATATGACTGTTTTAGAAGTGATAATAATTTTCTGGCAGTCTGTGCTTTATTTGCAAGAATCGCAACGGATTGATGATCTCTAAAAAGAATTAACCACAAAAGATATGATATAACAGCTATCGATTTACCAGATTGTCTAGCAACCCTCGCGATTGTAAATCTATTTTCATGGATTAAATCAGTATACTCTTTTTGCCATTCAAACATTTCGAATGGTATAATGCCGCGATCTACATGAACAATTTTAACAAATTTCTGAATAAAATACTTTGGATCATCATAGCATTTTAGATATTCCTCTGCTTGTTCTGGTGTATATTGAACTTGCACACCAGAAGCTTTAAGATTTTTATTATTGAGGTAATTGAGAACTTGTCGAATCATTAGAACATTTCATCTTCTTTTTTCTTTTTTATCAGATCATTTAACTCAGCTGTGCTGCCAACAAATACTGCTTTTTCTATGTTGGTTGTTCCGGGAGATTTTTTTTCTCCACCAGATTCAATATTTGACATAGTTTTATGTAAATTAACCAGCTCTTTATTGGTATCTACAAGAGTTTTTAATACAGTGGCTACTGTGTCAAATGCAAAAGCTTTTTCTGATTGATCTGCTATACTGATAATTAGATCGAGTGCTTTTGTACCTTTATCTATTATATTATGTAGATTTTCACGAACAAATTCATAGTCTGTTTTTGTATCTTCACTTGCATTTACAGATTTGACTTCTCTTTTTTCGGGAATATATGAAGAAGTCTTTACTTGGGGTAAAGTTTCATCTGCTGTCAATTGTGTTTCTTGAACATTAAAATTTTTCTCTTTTACTATCTCAAGAATTCGTTCTAAGTTATTCGTGCTGTCGCTCATACTGATCTGCCATCAATTTCAATTTATTTAATTTGGGCTGTATCATGTCTTTGAACAGTCCGTAGTATCTTGACATTAATTTTTTCTTATTTTTATCTGTTAGATTTTGAATGAAGTCTTTTTGAAATACATTATTCTCTATAGAGAATTTATAAAAATCATTGAAATTAGTTGTGAATAATGGCTTATATGTAGTCTCAATTTTCTTTATAGTATCTTTCGGATCTTCGCCGAAGTCTGAGAATAGCAGTTTGATTGTGCCTTCTATACGAGATATTCCTTGTTGATAAAAAGCATTGAATTCCAATGGTTGATTATAGTAAGTTCTAGGATTGATTTTTCCTGAAAATACATTTGCAGCTTTAGTGATTGCTGACCATCTTTGATCGCCAATTCTCGTTGAATCTAGATAATGAATGAACTCATGAATAAATGTTACTCTCAAATGTGCATATTGCGTGGACATTGCAGACCAAACAGGATTGTCTGTTGCAAAATCTTTCTTCTCTAGACAAAACAATGCGATTGTTTTTTTGTCTGTACCTTTTATTTTTACAAATATTCCCCTCTTGTCTTTTGCAGTTGGTGCAAATACTAGGTATACATTATCATATAGTTTATTTTCTGTAGCTGTTCCGAGATCTGTAGCATATCGTCTGACCCCCTCGATTTCATCAGAAAAATAATTTTTGAGTTGATGTTTATATAAATCTTCCACAACTTTTTGAAATACGAATTCAGCTTCATCTAGAAATGACTGATCTCTCTCTGCTGTTGCTTCTGTTATGTACTGAGAGAATGATTTCATGTTACTCCGAATCTATTGTGATTCTATGTCTATATGTTGCAAGTCTAGATGGAGAAATGAGTACAGTATTTCCTGCTACAGGAACATCTATACCCAACACAGGATCAAACTTTTTACCATCATCATATTCAGTAAGAGTTTCAGTATATCCGTAGTCATCTTCTGGTTCAGCATCTATTGGATCGGGTTCAACTTGTACTCTTGCTATTCTAGGTGTACTTTGTATTTCTTCAGAAGTTATTGGTGTAGCACCGGGCGGAATATGAAAATCGACCATAACTTTGCGAATGATGCTTTGATCTGTTATTGGTCCATAGAAATTAATTCTAGAAATGAAGTTCAAATTCCAAGTGACAACTCTACGCTGTTCGAATCCACCATCATATGTATCTTCTTGTGTGATTGAATCGAGAATAATCGGAACATCATCTTTTAGATTCATTTCCGGAATAGCATTAATTGTTACTGTCCATGCTCTGTGAAAGAATGGTAATATTTGTTCTACTATTTGATTACCATCCTCGACTGTTTTTGTAAGAACAAATAAAGTAAAATGTACGTTCCATGGTGTTGGATTGTATTGATAGTATCTAGTTGTGACGCTAGATTGAAATGTTCTTCGATGTGTTTTATTAAACTGTCTTTCTGGATCTGGATTAACAGTGGTCATCTCAAATCCCATTCTCGGTAGTATTATTGATTTCTCTTTAAGAAGTTCTGGATCTTGTTGCAGTCTGACTAACCATTTCTCTTTTGGTCCATATGTGATAGGAACTTTTATTCTCTGTACTTCCTGATTGCTGGAATTTGTTCTGGTTATATAGATGTCATCAAATAAACTGCCGATTGCATTGACAAGTTTATACAAAGTTCGATGATAAAAATGATCGTTGGTTAACACTTATGCTTCTCCAAAAGGATTATTTGTGTTGAAGACTTCAGTATCACCAGATTCGGAATTATCGTGAATTTCTTTATTATTGGCAGCCGGATCGTTGGGAAATTCATTATCATCGTATGAATACAGTTGTGCATTAGCGCCGCTTGTGTCACCGATAATATTTGTTGCAGTAGCGAATGTGCCGACTATATTTTTCAGAATCAATATTTTATTAATTGAATCATACGATACAACTGTGCCCGATGATGTTGCTTCTGCAAGAGAAGATCCCTGATAGACATATTCACCGACTGTGTAGTTTAATCCAGCACCTCCTCTCATGTTCATTCTAACAACATATGTATTCTCTTCTTCGAGACTGTCAATTTCGGGAACTCCAGTATTAAATTCTTGATGTGTATATTCAAATAGTTCTATAGTACATTCAAACATAGAACATCTGCCCAATTGATAGAAAGGAGTTTCTTTTGTTACGTATTTGATTTCAAATAGTGTATTGGTAAGAGGGAAGAATATTAAATCGCCCTCTCTCGGTCGCTCATAGTCATCGCCGAGAACTGTGTTGAATCTTGTAACTGACATCACGATTGTTGCCTGATCTCGAATCTCAAGTCCAAATTTCTTTATGAAAGATCCCTCTCCTTTGAATCCATCATAAGTCTTGACCCACATCTCCAGTTGATATTTTTGTTCAAAACGATTTAGAACATCTTCGCCGAGTATTAAATCTTCTTTGACAAGAATTCTAGGAATATAGTAAACATCAAGTCCTTTGATTTGTATTGCTTCTGTTACAAGACTATCGATTAGATCTTGCTCGGACTTTCTGTTTATATGATTGAAGTATGGTGAAGATACCACGTATAGTCCTACTGTAAACTAAAGATAAGATGCTATACTTATTTATAGTTTCTAGAAGAATAGAACGCTTACTATTGTAAAGTACAAAACAATTGTTGCAACAACATGTTTTTCTTCAATGAACATTGTAAAACCTCAAAATATTAAAAATGTTAACCTACAATGAAGTCCACGGGTTCTTGAAACTCCCGTCTAATTTGTTCTTCAAGTTCTTTTAAGTTTCTATCAGCGAGATCTTTTATTTTACCACCATCTAATTTAATTCCACCCGGCAATTCTATGCCGTCAAACTTACTTAAATTCTCGCCCCACTGACGACGAATCAACTCAATAAGATATTTTCTAAGCCACCTGTTGCCATAAACTCCGGGCCAGGTCGCGGGATCTAATGCTCCTTGACATTGCACAACATAATAATCACCCTCAGAGACTTCACTCCAATTTGTATCAACATAGAGTCTGTTTTGAATTCTGTTGAATCGAATGAATGGCATTGGTTGAAAAATTTCTTCGATCAGCTGTAAGTGTCGTTGCAACATATCATAGGTAATCATATCCAGATTTCTCAGATTTGCTGTATACTGCAAAGAAAACTGATATTTGATGTCAAACATATTGTATGCATTGTTACCAACTCGCATTATGTTTGAAACGCTGATGATCGAATCTGGAAGATCAATATACTTATTTGTAATATCTGTTGCTGTAATAGCATGACTGTAGTAGAGCTTTTCTACACCATCAAAATGATATTCTTTGAAATACTCAAGAGCTTCATCAATACGATCTTCAAGCTGTTTGACATCAACATTTACTTGTATAACTGGTTCCCCCAGTGCTCGAAGACAATATTGTTTCAAAGATTCTCTTGTTGTTGGTAAACTCATTATTTCGCCGTTTGATTATGTGTTATTTGTGCTGAACCTTCATCGATAACTAATTGATAGTGAGTAAATGCTGCGAACATCATGATTGTAAAAATACTTATTGAAGCAAGAATTACCAGAAAGACCGAGAGAGGAACTTGTTTTTTGCCAGACAATAACGAAACCATTTTTTGATTATTTTTATTGTACTCTCTGAGATTCATTGCAACATGTTTGGTATTCTTGGCAATCGCCCCCATATATTTTTTTTGTGTTTCTGCGATTGTGTTCAGTATTTCACCGTGCTTCTCTACCGTTGTGTGTGTGTCACTAACTATTGATATGATATTTTGTGTATTCATATCAATTCGATCAAGCACATCGGATGCAAGTTGTTTTGTACTTTCTGCCACCTTTAATTACTCCTTTTGATATTAAGTATTTATATGTGGCTAATATCTTGTGAAATTTGTGGAAATCGAAAACAGCATCTTTTTAATTTCAGATATGTCCTTTTTCAGTTCAGCAACTTGTTCTTTCAGTGATTGTACTTCCTCCTGTTTTTCTTTTGCAACTTTAAATTTGTTTCGATAAGCCAATCTAGTTTCACTGTCTGTATTTATAATTGCACCCGTGCGCGTATCACGCACAAGTGCTGTATGATCTCTTACTTTAAGTCTGTGCATTACAGATCCAGTGCTATAACTCTAACATCCTTAAGTCTCGGAGGATTAGCAGTATCATCTCCAAGCATTACAATCTTCACTTGTACTGCAATAAATTTGTCAAGATTATTTATTGTATATTCATAGTCTCTGAATGTGTAAGCATCTGGTGATGCAGGAACTTCTTTATCTAAAGTTGCCTCGGTCCAGAGTTGTTTTTCGAATGGAGTATTATCGCCGACTTTTTGCAATCGATAATAAGTTTTAATGTCTGAACCAGATACTCTATTGCCACCAACAAAAATCTTTAATGCAGTCGATGGTTCATCTAGAACAAATCTTTTCATGATATATCTAGATTGAGCACTATTATTGGCAGCTGCAATTTCAGGAGAATACTTAGTCAGTTTGTACAATCTAATCGGACCCATTGCAGGACTTAATTCGCTTGCTGATGGAGTATTCTTGAGATTGATAATAACTTGTTTGACGTTAGGTGTTGTAACAGATCCAGAAATTGTTGCGCTTGATACAATATACTGAGTGTTCAGATTAGCATTGACTGCATTTTCTGCTGTTAAAATATCTCCGGATTGTAAATTGGTGAATAGAGATTCTTTCAAAGTTGGAATACCGATGATATATGCACCAGTAGAAGATGCTCCGGAAAGAACTGCCGATCTAGAAGAACCTGTATAAGATACAATCTGTTTTACACCACCATTACCAGATCCTGTGATAGAAACGCAGATATTAAGACCAACATAAACATTATCTACATTTGAAGCAGTAGATGCTAAAGTCATTGTTGTACCGCTTGCAACTGAACATGTGCCAGTATTCATTCCAGTAGTCTGAGATGGAAGTGTTATTCTGATATTATCCGAGTCAATTGCATACCCGTATGTGGGAATTTCAGTTAATTCAAACTTATCCATCATTGTTACTGATGTCACTGCTTCAGTCGGATAATCAACTCTGTGACCAATAGCAGTAATGCTAAGTTCACTCATATCTATAACCGGCGATACATTAACATTTGTAGATGAAAGCTTTGCTCTGAGCCACAGAGATTTTGTTTCTGTGTTAACACCACCGACAAACATAGAGTCACTATTTTCATTATCTTCAGATGCAATTATCTGCTGTGAATTGAACACGTTATTTTGATTCACAAGAATATCTGTGAATGCACTTAGATTATATGGCTGTTCTGATCCAGAGACAGATTTACCGGATGTAGTTTTTGCACTCCATGTAATATTTGTATCTGGTAATACAAGTTGAGCAACATTTGGATACATAACATCCATCTGATAATTCTCAGTAACCTGCACATTAGCGCCGCCACCATATCCAGCGTAACAAGGATACATCTTGAATGAATCGCCAGAAGCAATTGAAGTTGTTAGAGCATCAATTGTTGCTGTAGTTGTTGAGCCTACCCAGTCTCTAATTACTCTTGTTTGTCCTTTACCGTTGCCAGATGTAATTACAATTGTATTATTGTTATAATAATCATTTGTATTTAAACCGTTCGTCAGAACTAACTGAGTTAAACTCGGAGAAGCACCAATAGTTCCAGTAAGACTAACAAATGTTGGGAATTCTGATTCTAGATCAATTGTGTAACTATCAAGATCAACATCTCTAATTGCATGTGTGCCGTTAATGAATGCTGCATTGATTCCGTTTACTGTTGTTGATACACCAGAAACTGTGACATAGCTATTTCTACTGGAAATTCGATCATAACTCATTCCATGATTTGGATGAAGTATGCGAATCTTACCAGATGCATCTGCTGTTTGAATTGGATTAACATCAAGTATTCTTGAATCGATTGTGTCATTTGTAAAATCGACTGTTCCCGAAGCAGTATCAAACTCAGCGCAGTACAGTTTAAATTTCAAATCTGAATATTGATCAGCTGACCATGTACTTGCATTTTGTGATTTGAAAAATACACCTGTATATGGATTCTGCTGAATAGGAATATCAGTACCGATCTTGGTATAGTTCAATCCTGTGGCTGGATTTAATCCCATTGTAGCAATGTATGCTCTATACTTATCGCTGTTCGAGAGAATCACAACACAATATTCTGTACCTTCTTGTACATATACGGGCGCATCAAATACAAAATTCGTTGCGACTGTAGCATCTGAACTTGTCGTAACAGAAGATGGATTTAGGAACACTTTACTGTAAGGTAAAACTCGTTGTCCCGGATAACCATTGACGCATTCTCGAATTTCCACTGATACCGGTAGATACTCATCTTTGGCTTCAAAGAACAGATCTATACTAGTTAAAAATGCTCCGCCCGCTCTTGTGACAAGAAATGTTTCTGCGAGAGGATCTTGCCAAGCAGTTGTTTTAGTTACAGTCTCGGTCGTGACTTTATCAATAGTTCTATTTTCTTCAACATCAATATAACTAACTTGAGCAGTTTTTGTTGAAAGAATTGTTTCTTGTTTAGTTTCAAGTAATCCCTGAGCAAAGAAAGATGCCTGTGCTTTAGATTCCCACGCAGCTCCATTTTTCGGATCATCAGTCAAAACAAATTGTCTGATACCAGTTTTGATTCTCAGAGCTTTTTCAGCATCAGTTAAAGTACTGACAGTTTGACCAGTTGTAGGATTTGATGTTGTCGGAAGACCAAATTTCTCAGCAGCAGAAGATAGAGCTTCGCCAGGAACAACAAATGTGCCAGTTAATTGACCGGATGCATCTGGAATAAAGTTAGTTCCATAACAGAAGTTTTCAACATTTACATCATCAAAGAATGGAGTAACTTTGACTCCGGGCTTAAGTCCCTTTGCTGTGAATGTAATCTGCACACTTCGCATGTAAGGAATATAAGAAACATCAACAACTCTATCACCAAGACTTTGATAGTTTGTGATTGCAGTAACGAGAGGCTGTTTGTTAATTCTGACTTGATCTTGAGATGTTGTCTTTGTAACCTTAACTTTCTTGACTTGTCTATGGGGCCATCTTGTGCCGTGTTGAGAATCTGGAGAATTGTTTCCATATTCTCTTTTGTCACTGATTACTTTCTGTTTGGTTTCTGTTCTTGGCTTTCCAATTTTATGCCATTCGCCATAAATTGTTCCTTGAGCATTGACATTTGAGACCATCGAGTCATATGCAGAAGTATCTTCAACGGTTAATTTTGGAAGTGTTTTCGTGTCTTTCCACTCATCTTTGTCTGGAGTCAGATAGACATAACCATAGAAAGAAATTGTATTGAAAGGATTAACACTGATTGAATGACTCGCAAGTGGCTGATCAATCATTGTTACTTCACTATATGGTAAAGTAACTAAATTTCCCGTGATCTGATAATTAGAAGCTTCTCTATTAGCAGCTTCATTTTCTATCAGTTTAATGTTGTTTTGACAGAATTGTGCAGAACAGTCTGCAATCTCAAATTCCATTGAGCACTTAAGATCTGGATTATCCGTATCTGCTAGTCTAAAACCATTTGCAAAATTTTCAGCAACAAATCCATTCTTATATCTATCATTACCCTCTGCATCTGTTATTTTCATATTGACAACAGAATTCTCAAGTTGATTTAAACTTGTGTAGTATTCAATATTTTCAATACGTTTTTCAATTCGCCCTATATCACGCATTGTATATCGTTTATTTTCGATATAGTCTGCGTAAACATCTTCTGGATTTAATGTATTAGCGGCAATATTTAACTGATAAAGAACCATGCCATTCGATGGATCATCCGGTGGCTGAGGAATCTCATCGTCTACGCCCTTAGCAATTCTAAATGAACCATCGGGATTAAGATATACTTTATCAATTCGATTTAAATAATATGAATATACTGTTTCGAAATTTCCTGTACAGAAACTTGTTGGTGTACCAGATGTAAATCCTGAGCCATCATCACTCATTCTCGGTCTAAAATCTATACAATCACTGAGATTGTATGTTTGACCAATTTCTTTTGAACTATATTCCTGTGCGTATCCATTTGAATTAGCACAGAGATAATTATATCCCTCTGCGCCACCAGCTGAAGTATGTTGATAATAATCAAAATCGATTAACAAACAGCCAGTTGGAAAAGAAACTCCGGGCTTGAGTGTTATTGTACCTACGCCGTAATATGAATCTCTTTGACCATCATCTAATGTATATCGATTCACGATATCAATATCAGATGTGTTCGCAGAAACAGAAAACGCAGATGACATGTAGATATGATTGATCTGCTTGATATCACAACGATTTAATGTAACTGTTCCGACCGACTTGTTATTTAGTGCAGTCGTAAGACTTGCATTATATACACTCTTTGTTTTGTATTGAGATCCGGGCGTGGGAGAAGTACCATATCCCGTATATCCTTTCTTCTTAACATTTGCATAGATGTTAACTGTAGCAGATGTTAAAGAAGTTCCAAAATCAATATTCAGTGTTTTGCCTTCATTGCTGAGAGAAAGATAATCCGAACTAAATGTTTGTCCGAGTGCTAATGTGCCACCGCCAGTGATAGCAGTTACTACACCAAAGTAATTGGAATTAGATATATCAGTAAATTCAGAATTTGATGTGAGTGCTGTTGATCCAGCACCAGAAGCATCAATCGAAATATTACTGAATTGCATTTGTGCAACATACTCACTTTGTAAATGTCCATACTCATCTGATAATGAGCGAATCACATGTGGCAATTCATAAATGTAAGTAGCAGGAGAATCTGCTAGATATGTATTATCAACTTTCTTGTAAAAAGAACATGCATTTGAAACTGCTGTTGTACTGACAACACTCGCAACAGTATCGGAAAGAACGCCCGTGACAATAATATCACTAGTTTTAGATCTTGTTAGTGAGGTTAATACATCTCCAACATAAAGTCTTTTTAGTGGATCTGGATCGGAAAGCCAGAGGGTATTTGCTCCAGCTACAGTCAAGCTTCCGCTAATATGAGACATGCTGCCCGGCATTACAATATCATCAGCATTCATAACATCTGCTGTGAATGTAATTGAACCCGGAGCACATGATATTGACTTCACATCTTCGAAAAGATTTGTTCCACTCATTTGAACATTAAAGAGATGAAGTTTATAGATTGAATTTTCTGTTCCTATTGTTCCCGAGTCATAGAACATTGCAGCCGCGTTTGCTGTGCCAATTGCAGAGCCCGGTCCAGTTCCTCTTGTTGCGTTGTAAACACTGTGTAATGTTACAGATGGCAAACTTGCTGTATTCACAGAACCATATACGTTATTAACTTTAACGTAGTTGCCAATTTTGCAATTAATTGTAGAACTTGCATATCTATATTTCAGTGCTCTGGCAATACTGAGATATGTTTTACTGATCGTTTCGATCTCATATCCTTTGACATAAGCCTTGCCCGGGTCGAGAATTATTGCCATTCTACTTCGAACTAATGCTAGAAGATCTGTTTCATTAGCTCCGGGTCTATATTTTCCGTTTGCAGCAAGATATGCAGCTGCTTCTGGCTCATTAGTTTCTGAATTAACTCTTTCAAAAACAGTCAGTGATACACTTCTAGCTTGTTCTTCTGTTGTATATTCAAAATCAGACAGTTCATAAACACCATCATTGATTTCACCTGTTCCACTGTCAGTAGTTTCATCGAAGAATGGTTTTACTTCAATATGAAAGTATCTAACTGTGTAATCGCCAGATTCATCATATGTTCTTCTGGCTAATGTATCTGCAATAACTGAATATGCGCTATTGTCAACTTTCTTTGTAACAATACCATTTTCAATGCGAATTAATTCAATAAAATCTTCTTCATCTATTGTTCCGATTGTATCAAGATCAAGCTTTGATAGAGTAAGTTCAATTTTCAGTCTATCAGCGCCCGGTGCTGCGGAATTAGTTGTTCCGAGTGAGTTGTCATATAAACTTGAATCTTCCGAAGCAGTAACAGCAGATTCAGTTATTGTTAGTCCTATTCTACAATTCGGTGTAATGCTTGATGGATCAACAATGATTGTTTGATCTTCTACCTGACAGAAAGCACCGTGAGTGAAATAAATACCCTGATTGATTGATGCTATTGTAGCTACTCCTGTACCATTCGAAGATAGAACGTGAGCAGTAGTAGTCGGAGAATCGAGAACACTTATAGTATCTGAGTTTGCGAATGCTTGTATTCCACCATTATTTGATGGATACAAATAGAATGAGCCAGAATCAATGCCTAGAGTGTCCCAATTTGAGTCTAGAGTTAGAATTTTACTTGTGTTGTTATAGTCTGTAACTCGTTTGAAATAAGAATTGGCTCCCAAATTGGTTGTAAATTTTACATAACCATTAGAATAATAAGCAGTATTTGAACTGACTGCTCCTGTAATAGTGATTGTTTTTGTTGTTGCTGATGGTGTACATGTAACAGATGGCGTTTCAGCAATGTCATTAGCACTAAGATATTTGACAAAGAGTGTCACTGTATCTGGTAAATCTTCTGATTGTATGTCATAATCAAAAACTAAGGCTGTTACTCCTTTGCTTGTTGATGTTGTGGATGTGCAAGTAATCTTTTGACCAATCCAGTTATTTTCAATTTCAGTTGCAGAAGCCATGTTAACGGCTGTTGATTGAACAACGTTGACATAAGCAACATTGTAATCAAGCATAACATGTCCTGGAGTAACAAGTGATCCTTCTTTGAAAATGTTACGTCCGAATCTTTCAATTTGATTCTGTAGAATTGTTTGTGCTTGTGTTAATTCGCGCGCCTGTACTGCAACGCCGGGCTTGAACAAAACACGATTAAAATGCTTGCTTTCGTCAAAATCATCATAGTAAGGTGAATTTTTGATCGGGAATCTTGACATATTTTTTAGTACCTTTTAATCATTCGTGATATTGATTATTTAGTTAGAATTCTATAATGATTTTGAATGATTCATTGTTTTCGCCATCTCTGGTAATAGGACTTCTTTGTTCAACGTAGAGAATATTCCCTCTATATTTTTCCACAGTCGGAGCACTATAAGTACCAACTGTCGCGGTTTTTTCACTTGCACTGATTATTTCATATGTAGGAGTTCCTGTAGTTGTTGTGAACGGAGTAAATCCTGTAGTTTCATCTTGATAGAATTTTAATGTGTGACTTGTTACACTATGTTCAATTACTATACCCTTTGCTCTTAGTCCAGTTGTCTGGGATGGTACAGTCTGAGTAAACAGTTCATCTTGTACAAATGCAGCCGATTCGCTTGTGGTCGATATAGTTTGGTAAGCAATGAAATTTGAATATGAAGATCCTGCTATAGTTGTAGAGCCATATGCAGAAACGTTTTTCACAAGTCCAATTTTTCGGTAGTCATTTGTTTGTAAAAATCCCGGTTCATTATATGCAAGTTTTGTTGAAAACATTAAATGATGTGCTTTCGCTTCTTTAACTGCATCAAATCCATGTCCGTCTTTTGGTGATATTTTAACAGACATTGTAGCACCACTACCACCACATCCAGTAATACTTGGCTGAGCTACATGATATCCAGTGCCAGTTTCGAATATTGTTAGTCCAGTAATAATGCCGGTCGTTGAAACAGTCGGTTCTATAATTGCATTCGCTCCGTCTGAATTTAATTCTATTGTTGGTAAGACTTTATATTGCCATCCATCAGTATAGTCTATTGCCGGACTCCAGTTCGCATTTAATGTAGCTATATTTGTTGATGCTGTATAAGATACGATTAGTCTGGCTTGTACTGTGCTGCCGTCGTTCTTGTGCATGTAGACAGTACCGCCCGTATAATAATTATCTGTTGTAATCGAAGATGGAGGAGTTAATATCATAGTGACGGAGGGATTGAATGTGAGATTCGTCGAACTTATAATTTTTGTATATCCAGATCCACCATTAAGAAGCTTTACATATTCAATGCCACTTGTTATTGAAGATTGTTGAATTGACCACTGTGCGCCGTGTTCTCCCGAATCATCTGAATTCAGTGTTTGAATGGGCATCCAATTAGCTGATAAGAAATTAACGATATCCTCAGAACTGATAGTATACATGTATTTCCAATAATAGCCATCAGCTGTCTGAAAGATTGATGTTAGTGTTCCAGTCGGCTTTACTGTGCTTGCAGAATTATTGTTATTGTCAATACATTTGTATACACGATAATTCTCTCTATCTGCTAGAACGAAACTTGGTGCATACACATTAGTTGTATCATCATATGCTGCATATGTTGTGCTTGTTGTCCATTGATTTGTGGGAATACAGAGTCTTACATTATCACTTGCTGTCAGTCTTTTGAGTGATAGCATATTTGCCCAGTGATCATTTTCTTGTGCTACGGAATCAACGGGAGTTGGTACTGTTGTGGTTGACCAAGCTGTTGACTTGCCAACAAAAAAATAAAGATTGTTAGTATCTTCTGGCAAATCTATTGTTGAAAGTAGATTTTCTGCGCCCAGTAACTTTAAATTATTTGTGATGATAGTTGGCATATGTGTCTATTTATTAAGAAATATTCCACTTTGTTAAAAGTTCTGCGTGTTCTGTTGTCGGATCGATTGCTGCTATATACGTCTTTAGTTCGTTTAGGTAGCCGCGAAGGCCGCCCGTACCAATACCCCCCAGATACAGCGGCAATCCACTGGCCGAGGCAGCATTATTAATAGTGTCGGGATTGCCATAGGCGGCACCGTTTAGATAAAACTGTCCGGTTGTGCCACTCTTCGTGAACCCGTGTAACAAGAGAGTCCCGCCTTGTGCCGTAGTCGTGGCGCTATTCATCGCGTCACTGCTTCCGTTTGCCGTAGCAAACTGGTCAAGAAGGAGGGTTGTCGGATCGGTTACGTACCAACGAAATCCTGCGGTCGGGGAATTAAGTGCGCGGAGCAGGTAAAATAAATCAGTCGGATCTTCGCCGGTATCAAGTTTAGCCACTGCCAGTAGCGTATTGTCCCCCACCCCAATATCGAGAGCCGCAGTAAACGCCCTGCTCATGTAAGACGCCGCACCGGGGAAGTACACCACTTGCCGCCCGTTTAAGCCTGCGTACTGCGGGTAGGTGGTGGTGGTAACGTAGCCTTTGCCTGTGCGGGCGAAGTGGGAGCGGAATATATCTATATAGCTTGTACCGTTACCGTTATAAGTAAGGGAAGATCCGTCAGCGGACATCTGGGGGAGTAGCAGCGCCGTTGTGCTGGATGCGCTCGCTGTAAATGTAATCTGGCAATCGTATGAGCCATCCCCAACTGCTGTTATGGTCGCTGTGTCGTGCGCAGCGCCCTTGCTTACCACTGCCCCGGTAACCAGATTGAAATAGCTGATTGCATCACTGGTCATTCCAAGCGTTCGCAGCGCCAAGTAGCGGTCACTGCTTTGGGCGCGAATTGTTGCGACATACTGCGCACCCTTTACGCTTTCTACTGTCTGCGAAACTCTATGCTCGGATGACGCTGTAGAGTCCTCCACCATTCTAGTGGCGCTAGTGGCTGTAGCTCTATACGGCGTCCAAGTAGTCTGTAAGTTCTCACTCTGTACCAGCCGATTCTCTAAATTATCAGCCCTAGTTAGATAAGGTCTATTTGCTGTTGTACTTTGTGTAAAGTGATGTCCACCGCCAGAGTATATAGAAGAAGATGTGGTTTTTACATATCCGGAAAGAGATTGTATTGTTTTTCTGATTTGAATTCCTGTCGCATAAAATCCAGATGTAACGCTTCCTGTGTAAGAAGTAATAGGTGTTGCATAAACATGCACTCTACCTTGCGTGTGGGATCCAGTAGATGTTGCTGAGACTTGTAGTAAATACCAGTCATTTTCTAATTGTTGAATTTTAGAAGATGTTGCATTGGAACCAGTTGTACTTGTTTTAGTTGTTACATCAAAATCCGCGTATGCATTAGCACCAAATCCATTCGAGAGATATACTCTAGGCTGTGTTCGACTAATTGCTTTGTATACTAAACTAGCTGTATATTCAACTGCACTCTCTATCTTTCCAGTTTCCGCGGATGAAATTCCGTGTGTTCCCAAACTTATTGTTTCTAGACATTTGTTAATACTAGAATATCCAGTGGGAATTGTTGTATCACCCGTTGTTGATGTAGACATTCGAAATGCCGTCGCCCAGTTCGAAGAGTCTTCCGAATATGTTAAAACATTCTCCGGTCCATATGATGACTTATCCCTCCACTCTGAGATTGTTCCATCTCCAGCTACAGTGAGAGTAGTTAAATCTGTCGAGTCTAACCAAAGAACTAGACCAGCAGATTCTTTTAATTGTTCTGATGTTAAACTTGGAGAAGAATCGACAACTATTTCTTCATCAAACAGACCAAACATTTTATATCCGGCTGGATGTAAAAGTTTTTTCATTACCTTTTCATACGTATTGAATGATTCACCAGCTCTTAATTCGTATGAGAATTGTTGATAATAATCACTATCTTGAATATATTTGTTTGTATTCAAGAAGCCATCGTTATTTTGCCAATATCCTGGATAATCAGAAATTGGACCAAATGTAATATTAAATTTGGGCAAGAACGTAATTATCAGATCATCACTTTTTGTAAACTGAATCTGTTTTGTAGATAGAGAAGTTTTACGATCTACAATAGAATATGAAGAACGAAGATAATTAGTTTTGACAGTCCACTCGCTTGTGTCAAATTTCTTTCTATACGCTTGAATATCAGTTATGTAGCCAATAAAAGATTGTGATGTGTGTCCCAGTCTGACTGGTCCCACCGTTGCAGTGAGTGATGCTTGACATGTTGTTAAACTACCATCTGCTGTTCCGTTTCTGTACCACTGACCATCTGTACTGTCAGACCAAATAGATGCAAGAGTCATCGTATTAGGTGAAATTGTCAGACTACCGATTTTTACTGTATTTGTTGCAGATTGATTCGTTCTGAACCACGATACTCCATTAGTGTTTATTGCATAATTATAACCATTGTTGTTGAACCATTCATTCCAGAGAATATACTTTACATTTGAAGAATCTGCTGGACCGTCTGAACTATACGTTGAAAAGAATGTGAACTGATTATTTGAAAAATCTGGCTCAACCCCATTAGAAGATGCCAAGTATGTGGCTAAACTCGGAAAGTATGGTAGAGATTTATGTGCATATATCGGTTCACTTGTTGTTGAAACAAATGTATCTGATGCAGATGGTACTCTTACGTGAATGTTTCTAACTTCAACTCCCTTAGTTGAATCAGCTGCATATATTTGTTGTGTTTGCCACGTAGTGCCGCTGGGATGAATAGTATATATTAATAAAGAACTGGATACAGGATTAGGAGTAAAATTGCGAATCTCGATTTTAGACCAGTCATCACCGAGAGAATAGATTGTTGTACTGCCAAAACTAGATATAATAGATCTAGTTTCAAGATCGAAAACACAGATGTCTCCTTGATGTCCTACGCCAATTCTTCTTCCACCGATAGATCTTGCTTCCAGCGATAGTGTGATTGGATAAGTCTGCTCAGTCATGTATGTATAAACATAATGATGTTCAGTTAGAGATGCTCCAGAACTTTTTTCTAGTATAACTCCTGTTCCAGATTTGGTTGTGTTAAATGCTATCCATTCTGTTTTTGAAATATCATTAGAATAAAGTATTCTGTTCTCGACAGCATTGTCTGGATTTGTCAAAAATCCTGCGTATTGTGGATAGGTAGTTGTCGCTAGGTATGTGCTGGAGGTGGAGGAGCGGCGTAGTTGGGTGCGAAGCACATCAATATAGCTTCCGTTGCCATTATAAGTAACGGTGTTGTCTGCGCTGGCTAACAATATCGCTACGTTTGCCGACGCCGAACTAGCATTAGCAGTAAAAGTAATTGAGCATCTATAACTTCCATCTGCTTGAATTGCAGATTGTGTTGCAGTAACTCCCGCATCAGTTGTGCCTATCGCCGGACTGCCATCAACTCGAAAGTAAGCCCTAAAACTGCTGGTCCCATCGTAGCCAGAAATTCGCGCCCATATTCTAGTTCCTGCCTTAATATCTGCGCTGAATGTATAAGAGGCCCCCTTAACGGTTTGAATGGTCTGAGCAACACTGTGAGTTTGATTTACATCAGTCGCCTCGGTCATCCTAGTTGCCGTTACGCTGGCAAGGTTAGCCGCAACCCATGTGGTGCTAATGTCCTCACTTTGTACCAGCCGATTCTCTAAATTATCAGCCCTAGTTAAATAAGGTCTATTCGCTGTTGTGCTTTGTACAAAGTGATGAATAGTTCCAGCCGTTACTTTTGTATCTGTAACTGAAACAAATGTGTCAAGTGTGTGAGATCTTCTATATTGTCTACCCCAGAAATATATTCCAGATCCAGTAGTTCCTGTATATCCGATTGTTGATCCTTCATTTATCAGAAGAATATAAGCAAATGCACCAGAACTGGCAGATGTCGCCGTACCATAGACTGTACATTTAAACCAGTTATTTCCGACATGCTCTATTTCTGCTTTGTCTGTTCTAGATCCCAATAGAGTAACTTGTCCAAGTGTACCCGGAGTAATGTCGAAATTAGCAGTTACATTTGCAGGAATACCGCCACCACCGGAAGACATTGAGAGTTGAAATCTATTTCTTTCGGCAGCTTTTGCATAAACAGAAAATGCATATTGTACACCAGAAATCACGGTCATATCGCGTCTGCCAATATAATGATTTCCAGTTGATGAATCTTCTACTAGTTTGTCAGCTAAATCTATATCATTTGGTGCAGAAATGAGATTTTCTGAGATTGTAACTCCGCCGACATATCTTCCAGTTGAATAGGTAAGATCGTCTGAATATAAAAATTGATTCTCAAGTTTTCTTATTTTTTTGTCTGACCAACACGAAATTGTTTTGTCTCCCCAGATTGTCATTGTGTTTTGATCTAAGCCGTCTAGATGTAAATCTGAGATTCGATCTAAATCGCCTCGATAGTCATCATCAGCTATCAAACTTAATTTTTTGAATTTCAGATCACTTCTTCCGTTCTGTCCGAGAGTGGGCAACTGAACATAATTTCCAATGGGATTTCCGGAATAGACTTGTATCGGATGAGTTGTATTAAGTCTAACTGCTTTTCCAGAAGGTAGAGTTACGCTGTTAGGATTCTCATATTTTTCTGTTCGTGTATATCCTATACCTCCACCGAATATTCTAGGATTAATACCTTCGACGTAATATTCTGGTAGTCGTATGTCATTTTGACCGGATTCAATAACAAATCCATCTGTACACCAGTAATTTTGTGATTCGACGTTTACGTATGACCACAGAGGTCCGTTTGTTGCACTGGGCAGAGTAATCTTAACTAAACTGACAGCACCAAGCGACTCGCCGTCCGGACCAGCCAGATATACATTTGAAATTGATGTTGCATTTAAATTGGTTAGACTGACCCCCGATGTGCGAGAACAAACTAAACAGTTTCCGAAAATGAGTGCATTGTCGGTTATCGTAATTGTGTTCAGAGCGGGCGTACTTACCGAACTTCCACCGTTATAATATCCCGCATATGATGTATACGTGCTCGATGCGGCAGCCTGCGCGAAAGATAAAACGTGTGCAGACGATACTGCATTGTTAACTGTTGAACTAAATTGAACAATTAATTGTCTAGTTGCAGATCCGGGACTTTGTAGAAAAAATGTATCGGTACCACCAGCTTTTGGTACACCTCCTAGACTAGTATTTCCAATTCTTGTACATGTGACTCCACCATAAGTTACCCAGGTGGGTCTTGGTATATTTGCTGATATTGTATTAACCGATACGAATATAACATTGGGAGTAGTACTCGGGGCTACGCACGTTACAGAAAAGGTACTGTAATTACCTTGTTTTTTATAATTAGCTAGTAGTTCATATGTTGGAGAAGTCATAACTTATACTGATCCTATAGCTGTTGTGTAATTAATTCCTGGATCAATCAGCTGAATATCAACAATTGGTCCTCTAATCTGTGTTATATAACCAGTTGCATGACTTGTTAATCCATAAATTGTTGTACTTGTTGTAAATGAGCCTACTAGATTTTTAAATTTAATATGTAAATTTCCAGTTGTCGTACATCTAGCCCAAGTTGATACAGAAGACATTGTTGTTTCACTACCAGTTATTCTCTGTATAATAACCTCATTGTTAATAAAAGATCCATTTGAATTTGATATAGTAAGCATTTGTGGAATTATTCTGGTTACTTTTGCTCTAGCTCCTATTCCATTTCCATTGATTGTTATCTCTTCTCCTTCTGATACAAAACTGCCAATAGATTGAATGCTGATATTAGAAATTATAGGATATATTTGAGCTTGAATATTAGGAACTTCCTCATCGTCTGTTGTGGCAGCCGCAGCAATTATTTCATTACTTAAGAAATCTCCAATTAGAGTGTCAGAGAATAAAATTAATTCGTAAACTGTGTATGGACCTATCTGATACTTAGTAACAGTATCTACATAGACTTCTGACTGAGAACTTTGTCCAACAATTCTTCTGCCCTTTAAATCTAGTATATTTCCAGCGATTGCACTTACTCGCATTAATTTTGTACGAACCCATTTACCATCAGATGTTCTCAACATATCCTTTGAGGGATAATAAATGTTGAGACCTGTATTATATAGAAGTCTAAAAAGAAGTTGAAAAGATTTTTCTGTTCCTCGTGCCTTATAAAACTGTCTAATGTTTTTCATTAGATTGATTTTATTAACTTCTGTTCCATTCTCGGAAAAGAAAATTCGAGGCATATTAGTTAGATATTCTCTCTGAAAATGCTCGAAGAATATATCAATTGTTGTATCTACATCTTGATGTTTTAGTAATTCTCGATTTAGACTGAGGGCAGAAAGTTTTTCGGCTGATGGGAAATCTGTAATTTTTTTATCTTCATCTGTTGAAGCTTCATATGCGGCATAATCATAATTCTGTTCCATGAATTCATAGTATGCTTCCATGAAAGCAGTAAAAGTTTGATAATCGGACTTAATAAAGTCCGGCATCTGTTGTTGAATTAATGCTGATACTTTATTGTCCAACGTTTTCGTCCGTCATTGAAACTGTAATGTCTGTATTTTCAATAATTATAATTTGATTTCTCACTGATGTAATATTATTACTCGCGGGAGTAACAGTAAGATCAAATGTTGAACCATCATACGAATCTGGTCCAAAATTATTTAGAACTATCTCTCCTGTATCATAATTGATAGTTCCCACTGAATGTTCATAAACTCTTTTTGTATTTACATTTATATATTGATAGGACTTGATGTTTCCCAGACCATCATCTTCAAGTTTTAATGTAACACCATCTTGTGTATAGATAGAACTTGTTAATGTGGGATTATCATTCAGAATGTCTCCGCGATCTATAGCATTGTTGAATCTGATTGTATAATCAAGATGACTGCTTAGAGTTGGAGAAATAGAAATCTTTGTTTTGATTGTTGTATTGTTGCTTAGAATCGCATCATCAACATCATCAATTGTGCTGCAAAGTTGACTATATCTAAATGGCGCATCAAAATCTGATAATGAATTTGCAGAAAAAGATTCTATTGCATCAATGATTAAAGTCTTAAGTTGACCTTCTGAGTAATTAGTTTTTGTCGAATCATAATTTACTTCTGATGTGACGATAATTTTTAGATATTCAGGATCAACAACTCTTATCTGTACACCGACAATGTTTCTTTTTGCGAGTATATTTTCTGTTAATTCTGTCTTAGCTGTTGGCGTCAGAATCTCACCATAGATTGGTTTTGGACAAACAATAACATATCCATATTGTGGTGGATTTTCTTCTTCTCCGCCCCAGACTCTAACTGAATTGAGATTTGGAGACTCTGTTAGAATCAATGTCTGATAATCTTGCTTTGTTACTGCTCTATTTTGTGCTTCATAAGTTTTTGGTGCATAGTATTTGATTGAATCAATTGATTCAATTGCTACGCCGTTAGCTGCTGAGTAAACAGTTTCTACTCTGATAACATTTGTGTCAGATTCACTTGAAAAAATAGAAGCGCCATTTGCATCTTCTCCATGTGAAATCAAATAAGTGATGTTGATAATATTTCCATCTTCGAGTGCTTTTCCAAGTACTCCATCGCCGAAGTATATTTCGTATTTTTGATCTTCAGCTTCTTGTAAAAAATATACAAGTGAAGTTGGACTAAGAACGTTTAGGTCATTGACTCGATAGTAGACGTTTGTTGATAAATCGCCACTGGAATTTTGAACTTCTACGTATAAAGTACTTATATCAACATTAGCATTTGGTATAATAAATCTTTCAGGAGAATTTGCGTCATATGTCCAGCTGTAAGATAACACATCACCCTCAACAATTTTTATGTTTTGTGCTGTGTAATTCGTGAGATCTGTTTGAGTATAATCCTGAAGAACGATTGTGTCATCTGTACTGAATGTATAATCAACATCATCTATTGTTGTTGTGAATGTAGTATACTTCGGTAATGTATACGGCAGACTTTCTCCAGATAAATCCAGTGTTAAATTAACATATGCAATTGCAGATCTAATTGAGTGCGGAGTATATCCAATTGCTTTTGCTCTAGAAACTACTGAATTTCTAAGTGTAGCAGTATCAAGAAACATTTCATTTGCTACCATATTTGAATAGTAAGCATTGTATAATGTATTGTATGCAAGCAAATCGATTAGAACGGAAAGTCCAGAAGCATCAAAATTGTAGTCTTTAAATTGATCCTGACCATTCAGAAAAGACTTTAAATTTCTTTTTATTTGATTGAAATCAAGTTCTGTGATGTTAAGTTTTGCCATTTAGTGTTTACCTGATACGTTCTAGGAAAAGAGAAAGTTTTACTGATTCTGAGAGATTGATTATTTGAAATAATATTTCGACTAGATATCCATTATTATCTGGATCTAATTTTACAATTACGCCATTAAGCTTTACTCTTGGCTCATATGCTTCAATTGCTTCTGTAATAATTGTTTGCAATTTCTGAGCAGTAATTGTGGTCATCGGTTCAAATAATGTCTGATAGACACCGCAACCAAGACTTGGTTGAAAAGGTCTTTCATAGAAATTAGTCATAACAAGATTTTTTACTGATCTTTTAACTGCATCTGCTCCTTGCAGTCTAGCAACATCTCCCGTGACGGGATGTTTTGAAAAAGATAAATTTAAATCTGTGTATTCTCTGATAGATGCTGGCATGGTATTTTTGTAAACGTTTTCTCAATCTATTTATACAGTTAATAAAAAGGGGAGCACATGTGGCTCCCCCTCAATCGAGAATTTAATCCCTGATTTTTTAATTTACAAAATCAATCTCATCTTCACCAACCGTCAGAATTGAATGATCTCTGAACTCATACTCGGTGAAATCATTATACTCCTCAAAACTGACTGACTCATGCTGAATCAAATCAAGAATTTCTTCAGTTTCTTCTGAATTATTAATTATTTCTTGAATCTGCTTGGCGAATTTTTCAGCTTTTGACATTTTCTTTTCTCCCAAAAATGTAATCATCAACTACACTTATAATATCGATCATTTTATTGATTGAGTCAATGATTTTTCTTTCGATTTATTATATTTTTTCAGCTGTATAATCAGCTATTTAGCTATTTATATTTTATTCAACTTTGAATATTTCGAAATATCTGTGTTTAGTTTCGACGATAATTATAGTTTTGTCTCTGTGAAAATAGACTATGTGTTCCGGTGAATGACAGTACGGCTCATAAATGCAACGGTCAATTGTCTTTTCTGTGATTATACACTCAGTAAGAAAGCTTGCTAACTGATTTCTAGATCTGATCGTTTTGATTTTTTTCAGCTTCATTTGTTACTCTCCAGTATCCATAGACACATCTTGTTCCATTTCTCGAACAGTCATGTGTATCATATAGTACACCATCAATGACAGCTGCACAATGTTTCGATAGACTTACAATGAGTCTACCTTTGGGCAATTCATTCTCTCTCAGATGAACCTTACAGCCCGAACCAATTTTCATACACGGAGTCCATTCTAATCCAAAAGACTCGCAGATTTTGTGTATTGTGTTTTTGTAGACTCCCGTTCTGGCTCCACTTCTTTTTGTTCTTCGTCGCGTGATTCGTTCCTGTGCTCCATAGTCATTTATGAGATCGTAGATTTCTTTGTATGACTTGTTCAGCACTATGGCGAGTGCTCTTGTTACACAATCTCCTGTTTTACCCCTAAAGCCAGCTTCGATTCTACCACCATCTGTGTATTCTATTCTCATGAATTCTCCTCAAAAATCCTCTGAATAGCCAATCGTCAAAACGGGTTCTCCTTGATCTCCTGGTCCACAATCAATAAGAAGTCGTTCATTCTTGCGTCCAATCTTAACTCCAAACTCAATTCGCGTATCAGTTTTAGCCATACCAATAGAACTTCGAACAGCGAACATCGCACAATTCAAAACATCCCACAATCTTCCTTCCAAGTCTCCTTTGTTGAGAACTTCAAACACAGAAGATGTAACAACAGTATGATACTTGAAACCAGCTTCAGAAGCCTGCTTTGTGACATCCACAAGCACACCATCTTCAATTGCTTGTTTACGGGTGTAGCTGTAAATAACTTCACCGAAAATATTCTGCATGTCATTATTCATTTTCTCTCTCCTTATCCAATTTGAACTAAGCCATGATCAACAAGAGAATACCAACCGTGAAATCTTCTGACTGGTTTTCCCTCTTCTCTGATCATGAAATCGAAATACTGAATTGCTGTTTCGTCTTTTGCTATTGACCAGAACGGAGTCACTATTGAGTCAATTTCAGACATTGCAGTGACAGTTCCGATCTTGCCACCGCAAGATTCGCAAGTCTTAATTTCTTTGAAATGGGGAAGAAGCTTTCCAGAACAGGCTGGACATTCTGTGTAATCATTGATTTTCTGTGTCATATTGTCTCCTCTCTCATGACTGACAATATTATGATGACAAAAAATCAAGAATTTGTCAAATATTATATTCGTTAATGATATTAGCTAGTTAGAATTAATTTGTTGATTATTTTTTCATTCCAATTCTAATTTGATTTCTGAAGACTTTTCATCGACTCTCCATAATGCTTAATTTCTTCTATATCTTCAGGAGAAAGATTTTTTAAATCTGCATATCTATCTGGAATTATATCCGTTGGTTTTAGAATAGTTTCTTGTATTGATGGTCCCTCGATGATGCGTTTAAATTCCATCATTTTTTTCCATTCATCGCTCTCTAGAAATTTTTCATATTTTCTTATTTTAATCTAACTGTAAATTTCTTTAAAAGCTTCTTTGCCTTTTATGATTAGAATTAATATTGGAAATGGTATAAATCGTTTCATATTAACAAAATTCTCCTTCACTAAATGAATTACCCTCTTCGTCTAAAAATTGAGTTTGTAGATAACTATCTGACTCGCGCATTTCTCTGCAATAAAGAACGTGATTGTTTGGTTCACTTTTCTTTGATTCAACTAGTTTTTCAAAATCTTCAAATGATATTTCTTCATTACATTCATTAAAGATTCTTACATTGGGTTTATCAAGAAATTCTTTCCATTCTAGCCAAGACCGAATTTCATCCGTAGCATGAAAACTAAAAGTCCAACCAGCAGAAGACTTGCCGATATGAATTATTTTTTCTGGTCTATCACAATGTTCACAACAGTTAATGCGAGCGTAGTAATTAGTTCCCATAGTAATTTTTTATTTTATTAAACCGTGAGTATCAATAAAGCCGTTGAGACACTTTTCTTCTAGAAGTTTATTCTTTTTCAATGAAACTTTAGCTGGAATCGTTGTGCTTTTAATCAACTCATCCATTGCAATTCTAGCATCAGATTCTAAAGAAAAAATGCCTACGATATGAGTTTCATAGAAATCATCTTTTGGATTGATCATCGTGAGAGACAATCGCCAATCATCTATAGCATTCATATCACCACCATAAATTTTGCATCCACTTCCCGAGAAGTTCTAATCCCTCTCTAACTTCTTCGAAGTCTTTTTTTGACCATTCCATGTAATCGCGTTCAAATTGATGTGCTGTCATATCAACAGCTTTGATCATTTTATCTAGAATGTTATCCCATTCTTGCTCAGTCAGATCACATGGTGTACCGTTATTCAATTCTTTAAATCTTTTGAGTCTCGGAAGTAACCACTGGCACAAAGTCATATCAAGACTCCATGTGTCAGAATCATCCCAGCCACGAGTTCTGCGTTGCCAAAAGAATCGAATCTTGCGAGGAATATCTTTTACGAACGAGTCTATGCGGTAACATATTATGTCAATCATTCTGTTCACCATGAAATTTTATAATCATCTGTATTAGGAGTTAGAATATGCTCAACAGTAAAGCCTTTCTGTCTGATAGAATCCAGTATTTCAATAACTTGTTTATCTGATAGACTGGAGGAAATAGTTTTGTAGATAAAAGATCTTCCCGTTAATGCGTGATTGTGTATGCTCTCGAAAATTTCTGTCAGAGTTTCACCAGCAAGTTGTTTTGTTTTATTTTCAGTTAATTCTCTTGCTTCCTTTGCTGTTATCATTGACTATCTCCCCCAAGAATTTCCACTTTATTCCCATGAGATCAAACAATCTACATACTTTGCTCAGTACTGATATAGGTAATACTAGAACATTACTCTTACCGTATTTTTTGTCATATTCTAGTAGACTCTCATTTAATTCTGATACTGTCGGAATTTTCATATTCTAAAAATACCTTTGGCAATTCACTCATACTAATTGGTATTGCTTTTTGATAGACTTGTGGCCATACAGGATGAAGATTGATCATATGATGATCATTATCCCATGCTTTCCAGACATTTTCATACCAATTGGGAATAGCTGACTGAGAATGTCCGGGTACAAAAATATGTTTTCTCAGAAGTTCTTCATCTGTTCTCGCGTAACTAAAATGATGCATGATGCAACACTCCGGTGGAATTATACCAACCAGTTTTCCACTAACATCTCGATTTTCGTAGAATAAAATGTTGTCTGTTGTTTTTACTAATATGCAAGGACTGTACTGTTCTGGTGGATCAATTCTAAAGTGTTCAGATTTCCAGTATGTATACATGTGACACCGAAACACATCAAGTTGAGGATTTAGTTCGGCAATCTGTATCACCGTTCGCAATTGATCTGTTTCATAAACTTCATCTGCATCTATTATCAGACAATAATCAAGACCGGCTTTTCTGATCAGATCTAATCCAAAATTTCTTTTATTTGTTTCTGGTGGTTCCCAGTCACTCTGAATCAAAACAAACTTATTGTCTTTATCGTTAAAAGATTGAATGACAGATAGAGTTTTTTCGTTGTTTGCTTGTGTGTATGAATCTTGTTTGTGCCAAGGACGTGAACTGACTAGAAAGAATATTTTATCTACTACTGAGTAGATAGATTTAATTGAATATTCCAACCAACGCCAGTCTTCATACAAGCAATAAACAGCACCAACGGTAACTCTATCTGTCATAAGTTTTAATACTTAGCTTTTGTGCTAAATTCTCCATTCTGAAGTTGCTGAACATCTAATCCTTTTTCATTGTGAACTGATGTAATAACATTCACACCAAAATGAACATCAAATCCAGCAGGAACAGGATTCCAGTTTTTATCAAGTGTGCATCCTGAACAAAGCAAAATCAACAATAGTACAACCTTTTTCATAACAATTCTCCATTAAAGAGTTAACCTAAAATTATATTAACACAAAATAGATTATTTGTCAATCAATCTTGCATTATTGTGCTCATCACATAGAGTTTGTAGCCAACGATAGTGTTCTCTTAATTCTCCAGACTCGCCGCAAATTTCACATGTCTCCATGCTTCTATTAGTATATTCAGAAATAAAATTTGATATAACATCATCTTCACATGATAGATAGAATCTAAGTTCACCAAATTTTTCTTTGATTTGATGTACACAGATAGAATTCTGAAAGTCTTTTGATTGTGTTTTTATATGATTCTCTATCTTTTCTGAAAGTTCCCATATGAGTTGATTCCAACCTTCTCCACACTCTATTCCAAACATGTTAAAGCATGTTGGACCTTCATATTTTTTGTATAGAATAGGAAAGGATGCGCGAAGCTGTTCTAAAAATTTATTCATTAGAATTTTTCCTTTAGTGTTTCATATTCGCAAAACAGATTGGTCAGATTCATACCTTCTGGATACAGAGCGCAATAAGCTCCAGATTCAACATTGAATCCCATTAGATCGTAGATGAGATATCTATAAGATGCACCACAGTCCATTGCATTGTTGAGATGAGATAGAACCCACGCAATTTGATTTAGTGTTGGTTTAGAGTCACCATTCAATTTGTCGTCAGCATATTTCTGCATCTTCGTAAGTTCTTCTTCTCGCTCTCTTTCCAGCTCCTCTAGTGATTTGCTATAATCGGGATGCTCAATTCCCGCCACGACCATTTCGCCGCACTCAGGGCAGTGAAACATTCCAATTGGATCTGTAATGTTTTTTGGATCAAATGTGCATTTCATGATTTTGAAACACTAGCTATGAGAACGATTAAAATTATCACGATTATAAGTGCTGCAAATCCAAGCCAAATTGGAGATAGTATCCATAACCAAGACCAAGCAAGTACTCCAGTTAATTTTAAAGCAATAAAAAGCAACGTTAGCAAACTCAAAAATCCGACTTTCATTTGTCTCCTTTATTATTCAACATTTCCTTCATACCATAAACTTTGAAATAGTAATATCTTATCTGTTCCGGTGTTACTCTTACTGTTTCTAAGTAAGAACTTTGTCCATAAAAGAACCCATCTTCCCATTTCTCAACTAAAATAGTATCCGCTCTTTCTGTTCCGTGATCATCAAGAAATACATATCCAACTTCTTCACCAATCAAAGATTCTGGATTCTTTGGTTCTCTTTTGAACTGATCGAACATATCACCAGCTGATTGTGATTAAATTTGTTGTATCTCCATGTTCTGGATAAGGAGATGGTTTTCTTTTTGCACAATGAAATTTATAACCGTGTCCTTCCATGATATTTTTCAGTGCTTCAATTTTATCATCATCAGCAACTGCCCAATATGAATCGTTCTTCATTGATGTATCAAAAAACTGACCAAAGCGTATACAATGATTGCCGTTCTCAGCAGCAGACATTATTCGATTTTCAATATCAATCACCTTTGAATTGAAAATTCTGACTTTGTTTACTTCTGTGATTTTTTCTATTTCTTTTGCTGATATCATTTTGTTTCCTCGTCAATCCACTCGCCATTGATCTTGTATTCAATCTTCAAATTTTCCTCACTCATCATTTTATCAACTTGTTCTTCTAAGCTTTCTTTTGGAAGTATGCCACACAATTTTGCTACGGTGACTTTGTGCCAAGATTTGAATTCTTTTGTCTCGATCATTCGAAGAAATGCGTTTCTTTTGTTTAAGTGTTGTTCTCTTGCATCACTGGCTTGACCAATTGCACCGGATTGGTGGTGTATTACTCTGATCGCACTAGCAGTTTTGTTTCTTTTCTGACCACCAGGACCAGAACCTTTGAATGCTTGTACTTCACAGTCTTTGACTGATACCGAAAAGAGAAGTTGTTTAGTCATTGTTATTCCAAAATAAAGTTCCATCTGAAATGTCATACTCGGTCAATTCTGAATCTGTTGGTTCTCCAATTAAAAATCCATGACTACCATCATCTCTTATTTCGTGGACAATTCCAATATATCTATTATCCACTTTTACAAAAATTCCTTCGTCCACATCTAGAAATTTAGAAAGAGCCTTTCCATATAGATATGTAATTAGTGTTGGATTATGAGTTAAAAGATCTTTAAATTCTTTTGTTAATATCATTTTGTTTCCTGTGTTGTGGTGGTGACGTTGACATTCGCTTTATCTATTCTATAATCGACTATATATTCCAGACAGAACACAAACAAAACCACTCCTATGAGTCTAATTAGAAATGGCTTAACAGTGTTGTCGATTAGAGGAATTGCAGCCAACAAACAGATTACACAGAAATTATATTCCAACATAATTATTAATCCACTTCGATTAATTTTACTTTGATTGCTCTATAACCATTTTCTTCGTACTCTCGAATGTGCCTTTTATCAGAAGCATAGTTTCTTAAAGATTTAATGTGGTGTGCTGAGTGATTCAAAAAATGTTCCCACGCATCATCTTCTGTTGGTGAAATAGATATATGACAAAGATTTAGTTCTTTTAATGTTTTGGCTATCACATAATATTCATTCATTTTCATCCTCGCGTGATCTTAATTACTATTCCGTTTTCGATGTGTAGATTGAGTCTATTAATACGATAGTCCTGTGTCAGTATATAGTAACTGCCATCTCGACTTGAGATTCTAAAGTTAATCTCTCGTTTGGTTAAAATATTTTTCACTTCTTCTTCAGATCTACCTATAAGATCTGTTATGAATTTTTCAGTACAAGGATCTTTTTTAAATTCACATTCAATGACCTGTTTTCTGTCAATTAAATTTTGCGGAACATTTTTCAGTTGTCCAAAATAATACTTATGTTGTTCAGCCATAAGTTTTCTCAGTTCTTCCATTTCTTTAACAGCAGCAATCATAAATTGCTCCTGTGGAAATTCACTTGGATGACCTCTCTTTAGATACACCCAATACATTAATCCTGCTCTACCATATTCTTTGAAGAGTCTTGCTACTTCGTTTTCCTCTTCTTTAGATATATCTTCGCCATCTGAGCAACCCCAATACCAAGTATCATTTAGAAAAATGTTCCATGTACCATCATCGTTTCTGTCAAAACAATACTCACCCGCAGAACTAAACAAAGCTTCATTCGATGTTAGTTTTCCTTCTTCTTCCCAGATTATTTCCTTGAATTTAATTCCATATTCACAGACAGCAGCATTCCAACCGTTTTTAAATCCATCTCGTTCTTTATAATTTTGTTCTTTGTTATATCCCTCAACAGCAGCAGGATATATTCCCATATCACTGTTGGATATAGCTTTCATTATCATCGATTTGAAGTTGTCACAGCATTTACACATGTTCATTATCCTGTTTCAAAACGTATGCAAGCACTCGAATTAGCCAAGCAGTGAAGTATATAAGAATAAAACATTTCCACCAAACAACATTGAGAAGTATACTCCAAATACCCGCTAGAATCAATGCAAACGCAATTCCCCTAAGATATGACATAAAATCTTTCATTTTAGATTCTCCAGAATTGTCATGATTGCGAAATATTCTGGATTCATCAACAGCGAAACTGATCTAATAAGCATCAAAAAAGATATACAGAAAGAAAGAGTAAGTACTATTCCAGATACTATAGCAACTCCCGATAAGAATTCCTGAAGTTCTCCCCTATAGTCATGATGTAATAAATCATATTTTTTCATGATGAAGAAAACCGTGACAAGCAAAACTGCGAAAAATGAAACTAAAAATCCTCTATGAATAATATCAGCATATACTTGATTTGTTAAAACAACATATAGATGTTCAATTGTTGTGCCGAGTTTTTCTGCAAGTATTTCTAATGTTTTTGAGAGTTCGGTATTCATATTACCATTTCCTAGAAAGTAAAAGAAAAATAAATGTCAGTAAAGCAAGTTGATATATCAATTCGATCCAAGTCATATCTGAGTCTCCCGTTTAGCTTTTTGAATATAGTCAAGTTTTCTTAAATAGTAAATACATGCGCCCAACTCATCGTCTGTCAAATCCCTATCGAGTACATCTTTCTGAAGTCCAATAGAGAAAACGATGTCGCCATAATTTGGTCCATATCCATAAGGATGATCACTTCTTTGCGGTCCAAATCCAGAATAGATTTTAACTCCGAAGTAACCGGTTTTAAAAGCTTTTCCTCTGTTGACAGAAAGTTCCTTTAGTGCATCTGGTATTATAAAACAGTTATCGGACTGCATTTGTCCTTCGATTCGAATAACACTTTCTGCAAGTTTAACGTAATCTAGATGTAAGCCCTGCTCAACAAGAAATATTAACCGAGCAATCTCTTGTGCCTGTTTAGTTAGATCATCTTTCTTTCGATTGTAGATCGTTTCTTCAGATTTCAACTCATTAATAAGTTCGAAATGCTTTTTTTGAAGTTCGACTAAATCTTTCATTTTTTATCTCCTTGACATAAAATGTGCTGGCAAAATAGTTTCTTGTGGCTCATTCGTACACCAACAATTTGAGTTTTCACATATTTGCATAGCTTCTTTCAATGAGTATTCACCAGCCTGTTCTCTCAAATCAGTATAACCGTTTCTGTCAGATCTCCACCAAGCTTGATGTTCGTGTGACCAGATTAGCCATTTATCGTTTTTCATATATTCCCCCAAACAATAAACAAGTCTTTTACAAGATTTTCATCCTTCACAAGTCCTCTAATTCTGGAGTAGTTCCACTCACAATCTCTAAAGACTCGACCATCATCTTGCCAGTTTACAATGTGATCGTTAATAGCATTAGCAATCTCTTTATCAATTTCATTCATTTCATATGATCGAAATTTGTCTAATCCGATTTCGGCATAACTCGGACCATCATTCCAATCGCCACGATTTTTCTCTAACCAATAAGCCAGTTCGAGATACTTGTCTTTTGATAGAATAGTATCTAGTAAATCTTCTGTGCTAGAATCTAGACTTACATTATATTTCACGAACAACAATGCAAGTTCACGTTCTTTTTTTATTTTCTCTTGTTGTCTTTCTTTTTCGATTAGTTCTTGTTTAACTTTCCATTCTTTTTGACTTTTAAATGCAGATAATTTTGCAAAATATGTTTGCTTCGTTGCCTGCAAACTCTTTTTCTGATCCTCTAATGTATTATTAATAACTGGAATTTTTGCAAAAATAGTATTGAGTAAATTTCTAGTTGATGTCCTCGAAGATCGGGATGACTTATAATATGTCTCAAGTACAGGAATCTTATATGTGTTAAATATAAAACTCAGCTTTTGCCGAATGATTGCATTGTTTTGATATCTAACAAAATTTCTCTCGCAAACTTTTTCTGCTTCATCAAAAATTTGATTGTAAATCTTCTCGATGTCTGAGAATGAATCATAGTGTTCCGGTGACATTAGTTTACCGGTTGGACATCTTTCCATCTCTTCGAAAACTGGAAACTCAGATTTGACAGCATTAATCTCGGCATCAGTTTCAGATTTTAAAGAATTCAACTGTTCGAAAATTCTGTTCCATTCATAATCAAAGTTCATATTAATTTCTTTTATATTTTGTTATTTAATAAATTTGTTTCCATTTTTCTCATTTTCAAATCTGTCTGAGAGAACCTTTTCCTTCGCATCAAGAAAGGCATCTATCAAGAAATAGAAAACACCTCTTGTACCGATATACACAATCAGAGATATGAGAAAGAAACCGATAAGAAAACCTACAATCAAGATAATAATAGCACAGATACCAGAAATGAAATTAAACATGATATTCTCCTTTTTGATTTTCTAGCAGCGAAGAATATTTTGCATTTTCAGCGTTAATCGCATCTTTGACTTCCTGCGCGACAACAACCAGTTTATGCAACATAACCTCTATGTCCAGAAGCATGACACAAAAAGAAACCCAACCAAGAGTAATTCGAAATGAATTTCCATCTTTGTTGTATCCGAAACCACCATATCTACCGAAACAAATATAAAATGTTAAGCCTTTCATAACTTTCTTCTCAGACAAAAAGTTCAGAAACCAAACCACGACCCGAAGACTTGTAAGGAATCAGTTCATCATTTTCAAGGGCAAAATGTGTGGCACCCTGAATTTTGGCGACTGATGGAAAACCAAGTCTAGGATTTCCGTAGAAATGATTTGCATCTGATGTTACATAAAACAGTGGAAGTTCTTTCACTGGAAGCCCGGGTCTGCAAACTTTCAGTGGAGAAAATGTTGAGCAAAGAAGAAAGTTTTGCTTTGGTCCTTTGACTTCGATTCTCGTCCAGCCTCCTTCACTCGTTTCCATTTTTCCGACAGTGTACTTTTCAAAAACGTTAACCTTGCGGTCGAAATTTCCGGTCTTGCGATTGTACTTGTTAATTATTGTCTCTTTGATTCTCATGATTTCCTCTCTCAATTCATTAAATCAACTTGAACTGACTTGCCCTGCCATGTGCCGGTAATACCGAGACAAGAATCGCCAGCAACTCTCATGCGATCAATTTCTGCAAGAGCGGAACGAATGGCAAAATCCACAGTATCTTTTACGTGTGTTATTACCTGGACATCACCAGCAATGACGCGGATTTTCTGTGAATTTTTAAATGTCTTAAAGATTTTTTTCATGATTTCCTCTCTCAAAAAGTTTCACTCTCAACTGACAAGATAATAATAACAAGAAAATGCATTATTTGTCAATATATTTTTGTCTATATAACTTATTGATATTACTGCTGAATACAGTAAATCAAAGAAATGCCCAGAGTCGGACTCGAACCGACAAGGAATTACTTCCGACAGATTTTAAGTCTGTTATGGTTACCAATTTCATCATCCGGGCATATTTCAAGTTATTTTGAAAATCTATTCTGAAATGCACCACACGTTCGACATAGATTTTTTTTGTTGTCGAATATTTTAAAGTCATGTCCGTTTTTTAGACATATACTTAAAGTGTAAAGTGTATATCTGAATTTAAGTGGATTATTAATTCCAATAAATGAAAAATTGGTTTTCTTGTTTATAAAATTTATTAGTCTTCTCATTTTATTTCTCTCACAATTTGGTGGGGAATATAGGACTTGAACCTATACGCATTTCTGCATCAGCTTCTAAGACTGACTTGTCTACCAATTCCAACAATTCCTCACTAGGCAAGGTAGGATTCGAACCTACGACTTACAGGTTCAAAGCCTGTCGTTCTACCAACTGAACTACTTGCCTTTAAATTTTTTAACTTCTTTTTCTAATTTCACTAAAGAATTCTCAATATCTTTTAAGTTTTCTTCTACTATTACTCTTAGAAAAAGATCTTTCTTTTTTCTTCGCAATTGCTGTTTCCAGAACGAGCGAAGGTTGATCAAGTGTAGCTGTAATTTGATTAAAAATTTCTTGTTCATCATAAATTTGGAGAGGACTTGTCTGTACTACTAAGAAATATTAATCCAAGTCCTCCACCAATTAATATTTCATGTGCGCGATACAAACTTGCGGGAATTTGATATTTTTATACTATCACTTGCATTATCATATGTCAATATTCATTTTTCTATTTTAATTGGTGGTTCAACAGGTCCGTTTGGTTCAGATGGCTTAGTGTAATCATACCAATCTTTCTTTGTGTCTATTACAACAGATTTTTGATCTGGTATTTCAATTGATTCTTGTGCATCTGGAGCATCAATCGGCTCAATCGGCTCATCGAGAGAATCGTTTGAAATATCATCCGCATCGTATTCGGAGAAAGCATCAATATTCAGTGTTGCAGCTGCTCCACTCGGTGTGGGACCTTCATGAGTTCCTGATACTTTTAGATCTCCAACAATATCAGTAGTTCCAACATTATCTATTGTATCTGCTGAATTGTTTATATTTGTTGCAGTATTTCCTATTACTAATGCAGAATTCATTATAGTTTCATTTGCATGATTTAATAGAGAATTTCTAGCGATGTTCTCTATGTCGTTTTGAACTTGTAATTTATAGTTTTCGCCAACTGTTGTTATGTAGCTACCTTTTATACTTTCGTATTTGTTTCCATCAATTTCTGATGTGAAATCTCCACCAGTCTTGATGTTAGTATCTCCATCAACTTGAATATTTGCATTTCCAACAACCTTCAAGTTGACATCAGAATCAACTAAAACATTTTTGTTTTTCTTTACGTGTAAATTAAAATCTTCTTCAACAGTGGCATATACATTTTTATCAACTTTTAGATAGAAGTCTTTTGATGTGTAGAAATTAACGTCTCCGTTGATGTAGACATTTAATTTACCATCCTCTGTTGTGAAGTTGATATTACCACCAGGAGCTACTGTCAGTGTATAATCATTATCTTCTTTGTCTTTGTTCACATAGATATGGCAAGCTTTATCCACAGTCTCATACTTGCTATGTTCAATGTGTTCAAATTTCGACTTCAGAACAATATAGTAATCATTATCAACGACTTTTGTTACTCTGAGTCCGTTGGGATGTATTTCTTCAAATGTGCCTGTACGATGATATCTGTGTAATCTTTCAAAATTCGGCGTATCATCAATTTCAATAATGTGACCGCCCTCAGAAAAGTATACATGATTATAGGGATACTGAGCATTAAACGGAGTCTCTTTTTCTGTCCAACGATCTCTTTCCGAATGCTCATCTGTGCCTGTGCCCGCTGGATGAATTGCCGTTGGAACATCAGTTTGTCCAATCAGCACATTAATCTTTTTCAGTGGCACAATTGTTAAATCAATAAATTCAGATCGCTCATATCTACTAGTATCAGCTTCTTTCAAGAATCTAACATCTGGAAATGCTGATTTGGGCGACAGTTCTTCCCACTCATTTCCTGAGCCATCATCATATTGTTGAGTCCAAAATGGTTCTCTGGGAACTTGATGTCCCTGTAATTCGCCAGTTCTAGGATCGTAGAATCCAATCTCAGGATTCGCTTTACGTTCCGGATATCCAGCAAATGATCCTATCATTACTGGAAATTGTGCTTGTATGCCGTCTAGAAAAAATGCAAATACCCAGTCTCCCTCTTTCGGTCCAACAACGTGTGCTCTACCGGGATCTAGTGGAGTCAGCGGGATGCTCCACGGTAAATCTTTAGTGGGCATCTTCTGCTTATCTTCTGTATGATAGCCGAAATATCTGACTTTGCAACGACCGAGAAACAGAGGATCTTTTCTATCCTCTACTACTCCACGTGCCCATATGAAGCCATCTTTACCTTCAACAAATGATGACATTAAGTATTTCCTATAAAAGCTGAATTCGCGTTATCTAGAATCACGCGAATTCTATACCTTTTCTACGCATGGCAGATAGGCTACTGACTATTTATCTTAAATTTTTTGAAGATCATCTTCCACAATAGTCTCTTTTATGACTTCTTTGATGTGTCTCTTTTTTTCTACCAGCAGATTGTTTCCAACATCAGTAGAGAGAAATGCATTAAACTGATTTGGCAAAGATTTGTCGCTGTCGTTTCTACAATAATTTTCCTGTTCGAAAATTGCATATAAGAGATTCAGTGCCAGCTCAGTGACTCTGATTTCAAGTGGTTTAATTTTAGCCAGTATATCCGATATTGGTTGTTTCTTATAATCTAATTCACCAAAACAAGTTGCTTCTAATCCTTCAATTTCAGATCTTTCATTAAAGAAATCAGATTTTTGAATAGTTTCAGAATGATTAAAGAAAATCTTAATCATCTCTTTGTTTGATGCGTAAATTACTCCGCAAAGACATTCATCATTATCGATTGGTGGAAACAAAACTATTTTACATAAAACAGCTTCAGATTCGAATAAAGCTCTGAAAGCCATCTCTTCTGGAGAATATTTTAATTTTGTATCTTTATATACTGAGAAATCAAAATAATATGTAGCTTGATTTGCAAGATACTTGCAAACATCTTCGTTTCCTATTGACTGAATTTCTTTTTTAAATTTTGAGAGAAGATCGAAGAATTCTGTTATTCTTTTATTTTCTATTTTGAATAATGCGCGATGCATTTTATTTTTCCTCGTAAATCAATTTACACAGCAAAGACTGTATTTCTTCGCACAAATCTTTGGTATCAAAAAATGCATCAGAAATCTCTGGACATTTTCGAATAATTGTGCCGCCATTTTCAAAGAATCCACCTCTAACTTGTTGATCTAATCTATAAAATAGATCAATTTCAGGTCTAACAAGATTTTTTTCTTTCGCTCTTATATATGCTTCCTTGAGAAATGGTGAATGTTCTCCAAACGCAAAACATATTCCTGAACTATAATCACTTGGCTCAGAACTATATCTTGCAATGACTGTTGGATCTTTATCGTGCCAATAAAGATCCGCTTGCGTTTCTTCTATAGTATGAGAACCAAGAAAAATACATCTGTCACAATCATGTTCAAAAAGTGGTTTAGACTCATTCATCTTCATTCATTATATCCCATAGTATCTTAGGAAAATTTGCTTTCTTTTCATCGGCATCACGAAAATATAATGTTTTGCTTTTACGACAAGTCATACATTCTTGTGTTACGCCGAAAGTACTATAATACCCATCCTCAGAAGTTTCTAGATAATATTTCAAGTTTTCGTGTTTGCATGTCTCTTTTATTCTGTGCGAGTCCTCACATTCAATAGCATATTTTTCAGATGAATATTCGACCTTGCAGACAGAACATACAAATCGATCAACTTGAATTTTATTTACCATACAATTTCTTATATATGACAATCAACAACAGTCAATAATGTATCATCAGGAAGATCCGTGAATAGTTTGTTCCATTCTTCGCCCCATGCAGCATCATCTTTTTCATTTGAGACACATGCCCACCAGCCCATTTCTCCGCGTTCATACCACTTGCCATCTTTAACAACAGCAAATGTGCAGATATTTCGGTTACAATATCTATTAACAAATTCTTCTCTTGTCATAAACATTTCTTTGTCATCATCAATCCACTGAAAATAGTCATTTGATTTACTTGCAGCAACGACAAATGGATTATCCCAATATTCTTTTCTTACTTCTGCAATATCTTTATCGGCAGGATATTTTTCACACAGTTCTTTGAAAGACTTCCATTCTGGTTTTTCAATTCCTTCTGTTGCTGACTCTAGATCATCATATAATTTATTTGCTTTTTCCGAATAGTCTTTTCTCATTCCTTCAATATCAACGTACTTCTTCAAGCAAACATCTGAATAGCCGGGTTCTGGTTGTCTACCGAATACACCGGGCTTACCCACAACACAACTAATTCCATCTTTTACTTTGAAGAAACCAGTCCATCTGCCACCCACTTGATACCAGTCCCACTTAGCGTTTGGATTTTTATAATGACCATATCTATTATGTTTCTCGTCCCGCGACTTAATTTCACAGTAATCGCTCATATATTCTTCGAACGTAGAATACAGTTCTCTAAAAGGAATTTCTTTTTGTTCAAGATGTGCAGGAACTTCATGTGTGTTTCCTCCAATTCCAATTGAATTCGGTTTACGAAATTCCTCATCCCACGGATATTTCAAAGTTCCGTCCGGCATTACAACTCTTGTACTACTTTCAGTTTCATATTCTTCTAGATGTTCATCTTCTGTATCCACGAATGACAGAAATTCTTCTGGGCAATCACCCATATTATTTTCCTGAAACGGAGCTAATTGTTTCTCAACATTTTCTCCAATAACAAGCACTGTAAAATGACTCATAATTATTTCTCCTTTATAAAACTTCCGATACTCTATCAGAACTATATCTCAGTAAAGCTATGGCTTTGTGTATGTAATTTATTTCTTTTGTTAATCTACGTTTTTCGGATGTAGTAATTGCATTCATTCTTTCAGATTCACACGCCAACAATCTCTTGGTGTAAGATTCAATATCATCCTTAAATTTGTTTATTAATTCTTCACTCGTATAACGACGAACGTTCATGATCATTTCTTCCTTTCTATGCTAAATTTCAAAGTTTTAATGTCATACTGCTTTCACCTCAGTGTACTTAACTGAACTAAGCTTTGGTCTGTTACAGAAAGCAATGTCTTCAAGAATCTTTCTAACGTATACGATCCCCTCAATTTCATCTCCCCTCTTCAGAGTTTTGACATCTTCTGCTGTTGACTGAAACCAGAGAAGTCCATAATTCTCATCGATCATCGTGATTCTCTGCGGTCTCGGTGCTGCATAAGCATAAGCATCACCAACCTCAGACTTTACAACTTTTCCTTTTATGTGAATCTTTTGTCCCTCACAGAATTCTTTTCTATTTGCTTTCCGTTCGGCTTTTTCAATTTCTCTCTGTTTGAGAATTTCATTTCTATTGGAAATTTGCTCAACAAGCTTTTTCATGAAATTCTGCTGATTGTCACTCATACTTCCGTATCGCACCAGCTTTGACACGATATCAATTATCGTTCTTTCTTCGAAGAACTTGTAATTTTCTGGATTATTCTCCTCATACAAATTCCAAGCAGTCAGAAGATTTGCATCTTCCAGAATTTTTTTAGCTTTCTGTTTACCAGCGCGAAATTCAAGAGCACTCTTGACTGACATCTTAAATCTGTTTTTCTCACCAGAATCGACTGAAAGTTCCATCTTGTCGGCGCAGATCCAACCAATCTTGATGTAGCTGTTTGTTTTTGCGTGATAATAAACACTGCCGTAATTGAAAGAAGCGCCGCAGCAATCACAATTTCCGCCATGCTCATGTGTGCTGTAAGTTCCGCCAGTTCTCTCCATGTGCTTTCTGAGAACTTCTTTCCAAGCATTGACTTCAAGCAAATCATCCAAACAAGAAAATTTGGTGCCGTAAATTCTCAGGGCAACAAATTCATAGTCAGTGGGAACAATCGCTGAAGGTCTGTGAATGTCTTGTCTCATGATTTGCTCTCTCAAAAAGTCTCACTCTCAACTGACAAGTATATGATGACAGAAAATCAAATAAATAAATTGACTTTTATTTATTTGATTTTATTGACTTTTTTGACTTAATTTCATTACTCCAAACACCAATTTCGGAGTATTCTTTCTTTGTGTCTGCTAGATAATCACCCTCTTTCATTGCTCCACGCT